AGCCGATGGCACGACCGAAGTAAACGTGATCAATGAGGCTCCAGGCGCCGCAGGAACTTTCAATTATGATTCCGGCTGGATCACGGGTTTCCCCACAAATTGGGTTGGCGCCCTTTACAGGTTCTATTGCGGCGATGGGTTCTTCAGCCACAACTCGAATCGATGGCGGTATGCCACCGCGCCATTCCTCACTTCCGGCACACTGGATTCTTTCCGGGATGTTTGGAGCTTCAACGGTCAATACTCCCTAACCCCAATCGTCTGCTCGTTGTCCGCAACGGATACTTCCGCGCGCTTTGATGAACAATTCGGCGCGTATCCACTCACGACAGGAGGGACGGCGGTGGGAGCGCCAAGCGAGAGCGACTACACTGGCCTTGTCACTACGACACTCACTGCGATAACGCGAACCGTCAGCGGAAGTGGTTGCACGGCGGTTGGCGGCGGAGTGTATGCCCAAGTCAGTGGGGGGCTTACTGAAACTCTAACACAAGAGGATACCGAAGACGCGGCCGTTGAGCGGGCCAAGGCATTGATCACCAAATGGACGCGGTGCGCCCCAGTCTCCCCCGCCGACTGCTCGGCGTACAAGACGTTGCGGGGTGCAGGCGTGTTCACCCTTTCATTCCGTGCATCAGAGTATGCGATCGACGAATCGGGACTGATCGCTAACAAAGCATACGTCGCCACGGTGAAGATCCAGCGGAGACTCGCCGGCACTGCCAATCCGTTTGTCGATTACAGCATCGACTACATCAGCTTCACCGCCCAGCCAATCGGTCCGGCGACGTGGCACGACATCACAACTGATAGTGGTTGGGAAACCGCGGCGGTCTCCTGCACAATCGCACTTAACGAATGATCGTTCACAAGAAATGGAACGTGGTAACCAATCCGGCGCCGACTGGGTCGCCCGGCCAGCCGGCGCTTGAGCATGCCAGCCTGCCAACGAAGTTCACACGGCTGAGGCAGGAACTGAAAATCTGGAATGCCGCTGGCAGGCCTCGGACGCCGCGGTCATTGCGCAAGTTGCGTCAGGCGATCTGCCGGCACTGTGAGTATTTCGATCCGGCCGGCAACTGGCACCTCGGAGAATGCCACGCGCCCGGCTGCGGTTGCACCCAACTGAAAACCTACCTGCTGACTTCAAAGTGTCCGCACCCAAAAGGCTCGCGTTGGCCGGGTTGACGTGAGTAGAAAGGCCCCGCCGTGAAAACATTCACCATCCGCCGGTTCAGTGCCATCGAGACCAAGATTGAGGCGAGCGATCAGAACCGCGGCACCCTGCAGCGGTGCTTCGGGCTGCTCCCCTCGCCGATAGGAGCCCTCTCTAATGGCCCGAAGTGGGGCACAGCATGGGGCCTTTCGAACCTCGGTGCGCAAATCACCGCCGCGCTTTCCTCCGGTTGCGCCGCCGGCGTCGGTGTGCATTTCGTCACCGTCGCCAATGGCGGGCACACGTTCCTCGTGGCGTGGGACAACACCGCCGGCCGCAGCGTCGGGCATTGGCATGTCGGCGGGACCGGAGATCCCAGCCTTTCGGGGACGGGAAGCGTCACAATCACGGCGCCCAATACGACGGTGTATCGAGGGAAGACCGCGGGCCTGCGCTGGTTCGGCAACTGGGTCGGCAACAGCCTCTGGCTCGGCAACGGCACCGACAGCAATCTGATTTGGAAATCGGGTGCGCTGTTCGTCCTGGGCCCGGCGTCAACGCCCGCGGAACCGGACGATCCATCCCAATTCCAGTTCCCGCCCTGCAAAGCGTTCGTTGTCGATAACCAAGGCGTTGTGTTCAGCGCCGGCAACGTGACCTATCCTCTTCGCGTCTGGCGGTCGGATCCGCCAAGCGTGACGTATCCCTACAACGAGGGGTTGCGAACGGCAGAGAATTACCGCGACGTGACGATGAAGGAAGGCACCGCGGTCACAGCCCTGTCTGTAACCCGCGTTGGCCTCCTGGCGCACCTCGATTACGGCGGCGCGGTGCTGATGACGGGCATGGGGCTCGACGGCTCGACGGTCGGCTGGCGCGCCAGCCAGCTCGCTCTGATCGTGAACGCCGGGGCGATCAACCAGAACTGCGTGCAGGGCACAGCCCGGCTGGCGCCGTACTACCTCGGCCGCGACCTTGAGATCTACAAGCCGCTGATGGCACCGGGGCACCACAGGGAGGCGCCGCGCGACGAGGAGATCATCACCGCGCACGGGTCGGAAGACTGGAATCGGGACATGGTCAAGCCGATGTCCGGCGATGATTACGCGACCATCTACGACGAGAAGAATGACCGCTTCTGGATCGTTGCTCCGCTAGCTGCATCGTCCCGCATGGCCCTTTGGTGTTATTGCGGTCAGGCGTTCGGCCCGGTTGGCCCCATCCTGTATCCTGACTTCCTCTCAGTCGCGAAGATTGAGCTCGAAGAACTGCCTGGATGCACGGTCACCGGGATAACCCGGGACGGCGTGTTTCTCTTCTCCAACCTCTATAAGGTCGGCTCCCAGGACATCAGCGACTGGCCTGCTCCGGGCGCGAGCCTCGGGGCGGACTACGACCAGAAGACGACGGCGCCGACTCCGGATGCCGGCCTGCCGTATGCGGCACTGGCGGACGGCATTTCATCGGGCTGCGTCCCGGCCCTGAAACAGGTGCTCAACGGCAGCACGGTCTCGATCGCAACGCCATGGGCGGACTTCGCGACGGCGGACGTCGGGCCGAATGCGTTCTTTAAGAACGCCACGATAGCGGTGTTTGAGATCCAGAACGAGGATTTCGGCGACCCATCCGTCTGGAAGGAGTTCTGCCAGGTGAGGCTCCAGTGGCACCGGAACAGCGCCGCCTATGTCGGCCTGGTTGGGGAAAGCGAGACAGCCCGGTTCGCGCAGTGGTACGGCAAGGTCTACGAGGATAACGAGACGATCCTGGCCCTTGAACTCGCCGGCCGATGGCTGACCTTGCGCGTCGTGGCGATCGTGTTCAACGGCTCGCCGGCGATGCTGACGGGCATGTCGATCGACTGGCTGCCGGGGGCTCCGGCGTAGGCGGTGTCAAGCAGATCCCGGCCTGCGCGGTCAGGGCGCGAATGTCAGCCAACTGCGTGTGATCCTGCCCCCGCGCCAGCTCCACCGGCTCGTGGTCGAGAAAGCGCGCCAAAAGGCGCGGCGGCACGGGGTGGGAGGATAGTGTCATCAAGGGATAAACGGCAGCTTCGCGCATCTAAATCCACACGCTCCACGGTGTCCGCCGCCACCGTATTTAACCGCGATCACCGACAGGTCGATGTTGGTCTTGTGCGGCGAATGATAAAGTGACACGCGCCATTCTTTGCCGGTCCAGTTGAAACCAAAGCAGCCGTCATGGTCGGGGCGGATTGCCGCGTCGAAAAGGTGACTGTTGTAGCGTGCATGATTGATTGCGCAGAACTTCAGTCCCTCAAACTCGATGTCGAACGCGAAGTGGCTGGCAATGTTGGCGTTCTCGTTCGTCTTGACGTACTGGAGCATCTTCCCGGCGTCCAATAGCCCTTGGACAATAATGTTCGACTTTGCCCTATCGTTGAGAATCAGGGGCCATAAAGCGTCAAGGTCGCAACTTCTCAGGCCATGCTGGAAGAGTTCCGCGTTGGGGTCGCGTCGATCCCAGACGTCATATTCGCCAGCCAATCGTACTGCCAGCGGTTCCGCTACAACGTGTTCAAAGTATTCACGTTTGTCTGGCATACTCTCGCCGGCAATGTCGCCCGGCGTATCTCGGAAGAACCACTGCCACGCCAGCCGACACGCGGCAACGCCGTCGATCCGATACCCGCGAATCGTCGCTGGGTATTTGTCGATCGCGCTCTTGTGGTGGTCAATCCAAGTCAGGCGCGGATCGCCCATCAGCCCATCAACCGAAATGTCCAGCATGTAGATTCGCTCAACGTCAGGGGTGACACCGGGCAAAGGCTGGCCGTAATCCCAGCCGAGATAAATGGCGTCAGGACCGAAGTGTAAGCGGGCTATCTCGCGGCAAAATATGCCGTCGAAGTCCGCCGAATGATAAATGACTATATTTTTCATGGGTAAATAGGTATCAGGCTAAAAGGCGCGGCGAGGTCTGCGGCAGCGGCGTCATGGCGTGTCTGCCTTTCTGCGTTTTTCATCCTCATATTTCTCGATTCTCCGCCGATTGCGTGCGCAAACCTCCCGCGTGCAGGCAGCGTGTCCCTTACCACTGTGCTGCTGATCCCAGTCGGCTTGAATCGCCGCTGCTGTGGGTGTCGGCAGCCATCCGAAGCGATAACCTCCGCATGTGCAGAAAAGTCGGACTTCTATGTCGTTCATGGCAGCGCCCTCACGGTTTCGCGCACACGCACCACGCGGAAGCGCCAGTAAGGTGCCCACACATTAGGCCTCGCATTGCACCACGCGCGGGCCCGCCGGCGAGTCCGGAACAGCAGCATCCGGGGCGGCTCGCCGACGTAGTGATCCTTGCGCAGGCTGTCCCAATTGGCGCCGAGAAACCGCGGCGCGTCCGGTCGAGATTCCAGCGCGACGGCCCAGAGAACGCGGGTGAAGCGGTGTGGCGGTATCATGGCGGTTACCCTTCGTTGTACGGCGACCGGGCCACTTCAGGCGGCACCGGCGCATCAAGTTTCTTCTCTCCAAGTGTGTAGGACCCCCGCGGCATCGTCCCCTGTAGATACCCCCGCTTGCACGCCTCGCCAAGCCTGCGTGCGATCGTCCGCGCGCTGCCCCCGCCTTGCTGCTTCAGGTACTCGACGATGTCGCCGGCCCGCGTCTTCCCTGATTTGATCGCCTCCACGCAATCTTGGATCGTGACCGACCCTCCGCTCCGCTTCCCCTCGACGTCGTCAATCCAGTTCTGAAGATCGAAACCCGTGTCGATCTCGTAGTGCTGCGTCTCTTCGTTCAGCGCAACCCCCCGTGTGGTGAAAACCTTCGCATCGTTGCACTTTCCGCAGGCGATCACGAGTTTCCCGCCGTCCTCGTCGTCGCCGGCCGCCACGTTGATTTGCAGCCGGGAAATGGAGAATAGGGTCTTGCTGCCCTTCGCGAAGCTCGCGGCGTCGTAGCCCACGGCGCTCCGGGTCGCATCGGCCCCGGTCTTCGCGTGATGAACCACCAAGACCGTCGGCACCAGACCCGCCCCGAGCATGTATCCCTGGATGACCCTCCACGTCTCGCGGGTTGCCGCCGCGTCGTTTACGTCCCCTCCGATGATCACGCTCTCCCATGGATCGATCACGAGGATGTCCGGCTTGATCTTCGCCAGCGTGGCTCGCCAGCGGGCTCCGGCCAAGGGATCGTCGAGTGTGATGAACGAGTCCTCTGTTGTCCCGAGCACCTGAATAAACAGGTGCTTCTTCACGGCTTCGATCTGCGCCTTCTTGAGCCCCGCCGTCATTGGGATGAGGTCACTCTTCAGCCGGGTTGTGGAGTTCTCGTTACCGACAAAGAGCCATTTCCGGGCCGGGGGAATGGTCAGCAAGCCGCACCAGTGAGTGTTGATAATCTGAGAGACGGCGAAGGACAGTGCCAGCCGGCTTTTCCCGATGCCGCCGGCTCCAATCAGCGTCGCCAGCCGGGAAAGACTCCAGACGGGGTGCGTATCGTGCTCCGCTAGGATGCCCCAGTCGGTCGGCGGGACGAAATTCTCCAAGTCATCGAGCGTCCAAATCGTGTAGCCTGCCGCCTGGCTCGATACCCGTGAGTCAAGCGATTCGACCTGCCGGCGGAAAGTCGACATGAGTTCCGGCAACTCCCCGGAGAAAGCATAGGCGTTTTCTACTGCCGTGGTGTTCAGCTTGATGAACTCCCGCAGCATATGCAGTTGATGCACCTTGTCCCGGAAGTTGATCGCCTGGGCGGTCGTTGGAATGCGCGCACTGACCCGCATGAGGTACGGCAGCCCGCCGATGTCGGAGAGCTGCTTGGAATCCCGCAACCTTTCGACCAACCCCTCAATCGTGAGGGGCGGCTTCTCCTTGCTCTCCGCCCGCATCGCGTTGAAGACGACCCGGTTGACCGCAGAATAGAACGCATCCGGCGAGAGAATATCGCACTTCGCGAGTGTTTCCCCGCCATCCAGGAGACAGCACGAAAGCAGGTATTCCTCGACCTCGGCACTGTGCGGCGGCTCGCGTCCAATGCCGTTGACCGGCTGAGGGGTCAGGATGGGCGCGGCGCTCCGGGCTACCGGCTTGGGCTCCGTCCTTGGAGTAGCCTTCGGCTGTACCTGCGGCTCCGGCGGAAAGTCATCAGGGATCTCCAGCGATCGGGGTAGGGCGGTCATGGGATCTCCAGCGACATAACGGGCTCCATGCGCAGTTCCAGTTGTGGTTCCGGCTTCTTCGCCTGCGGAGACCAGCCGCGCAACTCCGCCAAGCGTGCATCGATCCGGGCCTTGGCCTCATCGCGGGTCATCCGGTCCGTGCCATGCACACCCAGCCGGCCCAAGAAGGACATTTGCTGCACGCTCGCGAGACCTTCTTTCCGCCGGGCCAGCAGCCGCGTGATCAGCTTCGAAGCGTATCCGCTTGACGTGACCTTACTGGGATCGATGCCAAGTTGGCCGAGGAGTTTCACCTGCGGTCCTGTCGGCTGTCCGATCTCCCACCGGCTCGACGGCTCGTAGGTCTCAAGGGACTCATCGTTTGTCTGCACGGCAAAGACCAGCGGATCAATCACACGGGCCTTGCGATTGGCGACCTCCCTCATGCGCTTCTCCAGCGCCTTCAGGTAGTCCCGGCCGGCAAACTCCGCCAGTTCGAGCAAGTCGCCCTGCTGGGGCAGCTTCTTCGCGTGCTCAGCGATCTCAGTGTTCGTGACAACCAGATCCGTCGGGCGGACGAGGGCAAGGGTGTCGGTCAGCCAGAGAAAATCGAGAATCAGGGCATCGCCCTTCTCCGATTCCTTGATGATCTGCTGGCGAGCCGTGAAGCTCGGCTCCGCGTTCAGCCGCTCGACGATGCACTGGAGTGGACGGGTTGCCCGGCCAACTGCTTGGAGCAACACACTACGGATCTTGGTTGGCCGCCAAACTGAGATGCACCGGATACTGTCCTCATCGTAGCCTCGGGACAAGAGCGAGCAGTTGAATGTAACCTGCACCGAATCCGTGCGGATCGCCGCGACTTTCTCTGTGCGGTCATCACATACGCCGGTCACGTACTGCGCCGGCACCCCAAGCATGTTGACCGCCTCTGCTGCAATCTTACAGAGGTGGATCGATGTCAGATAGACCAGCGTGCGCCGGTTCCCGATCTTCCTCACCAGCTCCGCACACATGGCGGATATCAGGGGTTCTAGCCGATTGTTTACCTCGGTTTCGTCATAGTCCGACCCCTCCTTGGTGCGCCGGCTGCCGACACCCTTCATGTCGATCTTGACCGGCACCGTCTCAACTATCGGGCGCACGAGCCAGCCGTCGCGCACTGCGTCCGCAAGGTTATACTCGAAAGCGATGTTCTCGAACACCTCCGCGATGTTGCGTTTGTCGCCACGATCCGCGTTTGCGGAGAATCCGCAAACCCGCGCCGTGAAGTGCTCTAATATCGTCTTGTAGCTCGGCGCGATCCCCTTGTCCGCCTCGTCGATGATGATGAGGGCGAAGTGATCCGCCGGCCACACACTCAATCGGTTAGGACGGGAAATCGTCTGGATGGACGCCACAACGATCTTATCTGAAAGGCTCGCCACACTCTCGGCCTTCTCCATGCCGGGGAGGATACCCGTCGAGCGATGGACCTTGGCGATGGACTGCGCGACAAGCTCCTCGGTGTCAGCGACGATCAGCACCCGCCCGCCATGCTGCACCCATTCGCCGGCCAGACGGGCAAAGATCTCTGTCTTACCCACGCCTGTTGCGGCCACGACAAACTGTGTTCGCCACTGCTTCCATCCTTCGCGGATGGCGTCGAGGCAACGGACCTGGTAGTCGCGGAGGGTCATACGTCGTACTTGTCTTCTAGTTGGCCGAATACATCACGTTGCTTTGGGCTGAAGCTGGTCCTGTCGAGGTTGCTCTCGATGAAATCAGATTCCCATGGAGTCAGGTTCGGCTCATCCTGAAGCGCCTCAAGAATCTCAATGCAGCGTTCGTCGTCAGGGAGGATCATAGGAAAAAAGAGCCGCCGCGCCGACGGTGACCTCCAAAGCGGTCGGCTGTTGAGACAGCCCGGCCGAATGGAACCCCGACGCGACGGCAGAGGGTTAGAAGGGTGTTCTGGGTTGGCGGAGCATGGTCACTTTCTCCAGCCAAGGGGCAGGGTGGCCCGGAAGGGTCGAGGGAGCAAGGCTTATTCAGGCGCGTCAGCAATCGGCAGCGCCAATCTCAATAACTGTTCGCTCGTCAGATTCATGCGCGACTTTGACCTGTTCCGTTTCGAGCCGGATGCGCCATGGTTCGTCTCCATGTATGAGATGAGCGTGACGTAGGCCGTCGAGCAGGTCTTTGACACTTCCGGCGAAGTTGTCCGGGTCGAGGGGTCGGACGCGGTATCCAACAAAGCGGACGCGAGCGCGCGGAATGCCTTCTGTTTCTCCTGCATCTGCACGGCCCAATGCTGCCGCTTGGTGACGTTGAGGCTCGGGGTCCGGTAGTAGACTGTGAGCGTGAGCATGGGGATGAAAGGAGAATTGGTGCCGTACAAACGGCGCACTTGCGGTGGTTAAATCGGTAGTATGCGCCAGTTGCGCCTCGATCTGGTCGTGAATCGCTTGCGGGTACTGGTCTGGTCTGCGGCGGGGCATGGCGTCAGGGTAGTTCTTTCTCGTCGCGGATGTCGGCGTAGTAGCGGTCCAGCACGCCGCGCAGGGTGAAGCCCGGCAGGCCGCACAGCACGCCGCGAAGGCCGGAGAGCAGCCGCTCGTTGCGGAGGCGGTACAAGTCGGCGGTGCGCTGCCAGAGGCTCTTGGCGGTGTGATAGCCAAGGAAGTAGCCGAGCAGCGCGGCTATGATGGGGGTGATGATGAGTAGGGGGATCATGGTAGGGTGCGGTTGAGAGTTGCCGGCCTATTCTCGAATCTGCGTTTTCGTCGCAACAGTAATCGTCGTGAACGTGCGTTGGAGGGCTCCCTTGACTTCATCCTCAATCATTTTCGCGAGTGCGGCGTGGGCTTCGTTGATACCGCTGACGAGCAGTTCAGAAATCCGCGCCTTTAAGTGCTTTTCAATGAGCCACGCCCCGCGTGTGCTGTGCTTCGTGAAACCGTAGTTATTTTCCTGCCGTGATTTTCCTTCTTTATCGACTTCCTCACTCAGGTATTCCGTGGACGCTTTGGTGATGTATTCGAGTTGGATTTCGATTTCTTTGTCAGGATGCACCGGCTTGACGGGCATCGGGGTCTTAACGGTGGTTTCTTTTTTCATGGTGGGAAAGTCACGCGATCTTGAGCACCTTGTTGACCGCCGAGACGGTTATGTGTCCCAGCCGGTCCTTGTAGGCGCTCGCCCCGCTCGGGCCTTTCTTCGACGTCTTCGGCAGGCTGAGGAACTCCGCCAGGGCAATCTCGATCTCGCCCGGCCGGAATTTGTAGCAGGTGTGCCAGAGGGTTTCCGGCAGGTCGTTGAGCGCGGCCGTCGCCGCTGCGTTGTCCGTGATGGTCCGCGCGCCGGGCCGGTCGATGACCAGGAGCTTGGTCCCGTCGGATAGCTCGGCGCCGCCCATCTCGGCCACGCGCGCCTTCAGCGTTTCGTGGGCCAGTTTGAGCGGTTCCTCGAACTGCTTCCGGGCAGCCTCGAAGACGAATAGCTTTTCGATGTCAGGCTCGTCCGGGATCGCGGCGAGCTGTTCAGGGGTGAGGATCATTCTCATAATAAGATCGGCGTCGGCTTCGAAGGCTGGGCAGATGAGGGCGGCCGGGCAGTAATGGCACTGGCGCCAGCCGGTGTTCAGTTCGCCGGCGGCGTCGAGAACGTGGTTCAGTTCGCGCTCAAGGTATGTGACCTGTGCATCGAGTGCGCCGCGGGTCTCGGATCGTGCCACGGTCACGCGCTCCAGGCCGTCATCCGGGTTGTTGGTCGGTTGCACGAGGGCGAACGTGCTGCGCTGCACGGTCGGGTAATTGAGCGCAACGAGCGCCTGATACCCAAGTCCCTGGGCGTTGTCCTCCGCAGGGGTGACGGGGTCCGTCCCGGATTTCAGATCCAAGCCGACAAACTCCGTCGCGTCGGCGTTGAGCGCGAGAACGTCCATGTGGCCGGTCAGGATGAAGCGAGGGAACTCCCATTCGAGCGCCGCCTCGTACTCGATCGCCATGTCCGCCTCGACGTACATGCGGACGGTGTCGAGGTAGTAGGACACGATCCACTCCTTGAAGCGGTCGGCCTTGAGTTCCGGCAAGACGATCGCGGGGCCTGTCGCGCTTTCTTCGTCGCGCAGGCGTTGTGCCGCACGGGCGTGACACCACTGACCGGCAGTAGCTTGAGTGGAATCCCTGGCGCGCGGCTTCGCCTTGGCCCCAAGCGCCTTCGAGCCGGGGCACCAGAGGACTTGACCGAGTTCCGAGCAGCGGAAAGTAGGTTTCATGGCTTGCCGGATGCGCCGTGCCGGCCGGCGCCGAAAAGATCGGTTTCCCTGATCATGTTTGGACTGCCGGCGCATAAGCGTCGGCTTCCTTCTCGAACGTCCAGGCGACCGCCTCGCGGGCCGTCCGCATCGTCGGAGGAACGCGCAGGAAGTAGTCTTTGAACGTGCCAGCCGGGTCCGGCGTGGCGTTTATCACCTTCACCATCACGATTGGCTCATCTCCAGTGACCTCCTTCCTGTAGAGAATCCCGAAATCATCGGCATGGATCTGAGCGGCCCCGGACTCGGTCAAGAACCGCGCCCGGCCGTAACGCTCGATCATCACCCGTCGCACCTCGGCATTTCGTTCCGATTCGATCTCGGTAATGGTGATCGTTTCCGGCTGCTCGATGATGTAGCTCGGAACATGGACGCCGTGAATATAGAACTCGCGGATATCGCTGAGCCAGGAAAACGCCGGCTCGGACGCATGATGTAGACGCCGGCGATCGTCGGTGCGTACCGCAGAGGGACGCTCGGCGACCACCAGTTCGTCCGCCGTAATCCAGAATAGCCAGGCGCCAGCCTCGAATGCCTCCAGCAGAGGCAGCCAAATGCTGTGCAGCTTTCTGTCGGCGCGCTCTAGCGCACCGATCGAAATTACGGGCAACCAACTGCAATCCCAACTGGCAGTCCAGGCATCCCAGGCATCCCAGGCAGCCCTGGCATCCCAGGCATCCCAGGCATCCCAGGCAGCCCAGGCAGCCCTGGCATCCCAGGCAGCCCTGGCAGCCCTGGCAGCCCTGGCAGCCCTGGCATCCCAGGCAGCCCTGGCATCCCTGGCAGCCCTGGCATCCCAGGCAGCCCTGGCAGCCCAGGCATCCCTGGCATCCCTGGCAGCCCTGGCATCCCAGGCAGCCCTGGCCTTTATGACGACCGAGCTGATTTCATCGGCTCGGTCGAGGAAGCGGACCTGCAACTTTTCTCGCGAAACGCCCGCCAGACAGGCCGTCAAGCGATCGGCGATGCGCTCGCGATCAACCGGCATCTTCAGCTCGCAAGCCGTCGCGTGGCGATCGAGCAATGCCTGGACTTCCGGACTGTAATTAGTCTGCGACACGGCGAATTTCCTCCGGGGTGTATTCGCGCTGACGTCGCACGACGTAATTGCCTGGCGGGAGCGTCACCGTGGCATGCTCATCGTGCTCGAGTTCGACCATGGCGTCCCGGATTTCGAGGAAGGTCACATCTCCGGAATCGACCGCCGAATAGAGATCGGCGTTGGCAGCGGAGATCGCATGGGCGTGGCCGGTGACCTCGCCATGAGCGAGGATCACGCGGCCGTTTTCACGCGCGAGCTTCGTTCGATTTGCGGGCAGAGAGGGAACGCGCTCAATCAGCACATCGCCCTGGCGGTAGTGAATTTGAACTTTTGATTTCATTGGATTTAGGGTGAGAAAGTGAAAAAGGCTATTTTCTCTCATGCGTCACCGCTCGGCAAGCAGCGCGTCCCGCTCGGTTGTGACCCTTGGCCCCAAGCGCCTTCGAGCCGGGGCACCAGAGGACTTGACCGAGTTCCGAGCAGCGGAAAGTAGGTTTCATGGCTTGCCGGATGCGCCGTGCCGGCCGGCGCCGAAAAGATCGGTTTCCCTGATCATGTTTGGACTGCCGGCGCATAAGCGTCGGCTTCCTTCTCGAACGTCCAGGCGACCGCCTCGCGGGCCGTCCGCATCGTCGGAGGAACGCGCAGGAAGTAGTCTTTGAACGTGCCAGCCGGGTCCGGCGTGGCGTTTATCACCTTCACCATCACGATTGGCTCATCTCCAGTGACCTCCTTCCTGTAGAGAATCCCGAAATCATCGGCATGGATCTGAGCGGCCCCGGACTCGGTCAAGAACCGCGCCCGGCCGTAACGCTCGATCATCACCCGTCGCACCTCGGCATTTCGTTCCGATTCGATCTCGGTAATGGTGATCGTTTCCGGCTGCTCGATGATGTAGCTCGGAACATGGACGCCGTGAATATAGAACTCGCGGATATCGCTGAGCCAGGAAAACGCCGGCTCGGACGCATGATGTAGACGCCGGCGATCGTCGGTGCGTACCGCAGAGGGACGCTCGGCGACCACCAGTTCGTCCGCCGTAATCCAGAATAGCCAGGCGCCAGCCTCGAATGCCTCCAGCAGAGGCAGCCAAATGCTGTGCAGCTTTCTGTCGGCGCGCTCTAGCGCACCGATCGAAATTACGGGCAACCAACTGCAATCCCAACTGGCAGTCCAGGCATCCCAGGCATCCCAGGCAGCCCTGGCATCCCAGGCATCCCAGGCATCCCAGGCAGCCCAGGCAGCCCTGGCATCCCAGGCAGCCCTGGCAGCCCTGGCAGCCCTGGCAGCCCTGGCATCCCAGGCAGCCCTGGCATCCCTGGCAGCCCTGGCATCCCAGGCAGCCCTGGCAGCCCAGGCATCCCTGGCATCCCTGGCAGCCCTGGCATCCCAGGCAGCCCTGGCCTTTATGACGACCGAGCTGATTTCATCGGCTCGGTCGAGGAAGCGGACCTGCAACTTTTCTCGCGAAACGCCCGCCAGACAGGCCGTCAAGCGATCGGCGATGCGCTCGCGATCAACCGGCATCTTCAGCTCGCAAGCCGTCGCGTGGCGATCGAGCAATGCCTGGACTTCCGGACTGTAATTAGTCTGCGACACGGCGAATTTCCTCCGGGGTGTATTCGCGCTGACGTCGCACGACGTAATTGCCTGGCGGGAGCGTCACCGTGGCATGCTCATCGTGCTCGAGTTCGACCATGGCGTCCCGGATTTCGAGGAAGGTCACATCTCCGGAATCGACCGCCGAATAGAGATCGGCGTTGGCAGCGGAGATCGCATGGGCGTGGCCGGTGACCTCGCCATGAGCGAGGATCACGCGGCCGTTTTCACGCGCGAGCTTCGTTCGATTTGCGGGCAGAGAGGGAACGCGCTCAATCAGCACATCGCCCTGGCGGTAGTGAATTTGAACTTTTGATTTCATTGGATTTAGGGTGAGAAAGTGAAAAAGGCTATTTTCTCTCATGCGTCACCGCTCGGCAAGCAGCGCGTCCCGCTCGGCAAGCAGCGCGTCCCGCTCGGTTGTGACGGAGGCGTACTTATCTTGCCAACAGCGCAGTTGTTTCTCGGATTCTAGGTGGGCAGCTTTGGCTGCGGCAAGTTCGGTGGTCAGCTTCAACACCTCCTCATTCGCCTCAAAGACCTCGATTCCGGCGTGGCGGGAAATCTCGGCAAGGTTGGCGCGAAGGCGGGTGAGTTCATCCGCAGTAATATCCATCACGCCATACGGTGCTGGAGGCTGGTTGTCGCGGGTGATCGCGGGGTCGTTTGTGCTCATGGTGAGTTCGTGGATTGCTTTGGTGGTCAGGGCGCGGGCTTTGGTGGGTACGCCAGTCCCGGCTTTGCAAACCAGACGGCTTTGCCTGCGGCGTTTCGCGTCCAGTAAGCGAGTCCGCGTTCCTGAAGGGCCATCGGGCCACCATCGCAAGCCGCTTGGATTTCATCGTTTGTCGATCCGGGGTGGGCGATCAGGAAAGACCGGACGCGCCTCAGAGTGGCGCATCGCTTGGCTTGGTAGGCATCGGAATAGGCCATTGAAAGGGTGCCGGTCTTTCCCGGCTGTCAGCCTGTTCAGGCGGTTGACTTACCTTCGACGCCACGCGCCTTGCGGTTGGCGGTGCGATGGGCCAGCCAATGCTGCGCCTCTTCCAGTTTCGTGATCGCAAGCGCGTTCTCACGGCACGGGAATTTCGCTTGAAGGTAGTTGAGTCGGTCCACCAAAACGCGAAGGACTTCCTCGTTGGTGGTTCCGTCGTTGACGGTGCGGAGTTCCGTCGAGCCTTCGGTAACCGGAACCTTTTCGATGAACTGAAGGGTCTGCACAGGAACTCCCGGCAACCCGTATGACTCGAAGTGATCGAGTTCGTATTTATGACCAGCAGTTATGACTTTCATGGCGAAAGGTTCAAGCGGTAGGTGGAGTGACTGGGAAATCGTTCTTCCATTCAGTCGGTTCCAAGCGTGCCGCACCGCAATTATATATGAACTCGCAGGGATGTCCGTCGCGGTTCTCGACCGACACAGAATTGGCGTGGATTTCGGTCACGCGAACCAAATCTCCGAGTTGCGCGTAGCCGGGAGCGCCAACGCCAACGATTTTCAGGATGTCTCCTCTATTGACTGCTGAGTAGTTTATCATGGTGGGAAAGTCAGGGCGCGGGCAGTTCGCGGCGCTCGTGCGGCGACGGGGCTTCCCCGGACCCCACGCAACGCCAAAGCGTCGGCCATACCGTTCTGCAAAGCAGTGTTGACACCCCGGAGAGACCAGCGTGCAGCCGATCCACGGATTGAAACTGTAGTCCACGTAGTTGATCGTCGTGCGGCTCATTTCGCGTGCGGTGTTAGGTGGCGGCTGATGGCGGCGAGTGCCGCGCGGGCGTACATGAGGCCCAATTGCTTCTTCTCTGGAGTGGCGAGTGCCCAGCCGTTCGGCTGCATGTATGGTGAGGCTTCATAGATCGCCCTCGCCACGCGCTCTTGCAGCGCGGCCAGCGAGTCGGGAGAGAGGTCGAGCACGATGACCTTGATGGGCTCTACGGTCACTTTACCGTTTTGAGTCTCAGTGGCCTCAAGTTTCTCGGATTCTGTTAGGCAGATTTCCCATCGTGGGGCAAACCACATCACTCTGGGAAGATTACTCGCGGTAGGTTTGCGCGGCTTCTGCGCGCGTGGGCGGGCGGTGATGCGGGGGGTCATGGGAGGATTAGCGTCTGGCTGTGATCGGATCCTTCTGCGCGTAGAACCGGATGCCCGGCACGATCGGCAGTGCCATCCCCTCTTTCCATCCCGTGCAGCACGTCGAGCGGATTGCGACCTCGTTGACCGTGCGCGTCACGTAGATCTTCGGCAGGGCGTCGAGATTCGTCACCTCGAACTTGAGCGTCGTCCGGAATGTCACGCCGGCGGGCCGGACGAAGACGGGCGCCGGGGCCTGCAGCGCCGCTTCCTGGTGGGCAAGTTCCGCGGCCTGGTTCGCGTTCGATGACACGGCGATGTCAGAGAAATCCTCGAACAACTCCGGTTCCTCGGGTGCCTCGGGTGCCTCCGGGCTCTCAGCAGCAAGCCGCTGACGCGCTGCTTCCTCCTCAGCCAGCCGGACACGCTCCTTCTCGACCCGGACTCGCTCAGCCGCGATCCGGTCAGCCTCTTCCTGCCGCCGGCGGGTCTCTTCAGCCAGCCTCCTCTGCTCGGCCGCTGCCCACTGGCGTAACTGGCCGTCCACCGCCGCCCGGACCGCGCGCAGCTTCTCCAGCGGGCCTGCCGCCGCGGCGTCGATCTTCCGCCCCAGCTCCAAAACCGGGGCCTTCAGCGCAACGCGCGTCAGTTCGATCGCCGACGCCAAGTCCGCGGCCTGCCGCATGATGCTTGCGCATCGATCCGCGTCTGCCGCGGTCGCGATGGTCAGCGTCTTGGCCGAGGCTGCAAGGGTGTCGATGCGGGCCAGGGTATCGCCGCCAACCACCAGCAGCGGCATCGGCGGCATGTTCTGGACGACTTCAAGGTCAATGGTGCTCATGTTAAGCCTTTCGTTTTGCTGCGAGCAATAATCGGTCGACGGGCCGCAGATCCCTTTCCACTTCAGTGCGGATCTCGGCTGTCAGCCGATGCTCCATTTCATCAATCGTTTCCATCCGCCCGCGCAACGGAACGTCGGAAGCTGGCCCTCCGACAAGAAGGTGGGCGATGACCCCAAGGCACTCATCCCACGACAAGGAGCCGCTGAACCGGTCCCCAAGGATGACGTTGTACCATCCGTCATCGGCCTGCTGTATGATGATAGTGCGCTTCATTTTACCCTCTGAAGGGGCTGTCTTCCTTCTGCACATCGATCGCCGAAATCACGATCACCGGCGGCCGGGTGTAGTTGGTCACGCCGCCCGTCGACCTGGGCACCGCGTTCCAGTTGGCCTCGAGGAGCGCGCCGGGCTTCAGGATCTTCGATGTCAGCATCGGAGCACCCTGTTCGTTCAGCGCAGCGCCCTCCATGCAGAACACATGGCCCTTGTAGCCGTCCGCCGTGACCTTGATGTCCACCAGGGCGGACTTCGAGCCATACGGTGCCGCGACGGCCTCAACAACCTCGAATTGGATCACCTGGGGCCACGCCTTGCCGTGAAAACCGGCCAGGGTCACGCCGGGCGCGATCTCCGGGCACTTCGACTTCTCGCCGATGGGGCCGGATGCGGCCGGGGGTGGCGTGGAAACGGTCTTGGAAACGGTTTTCGCCGCTTCCACCGCTGCCGGGGGCGATGATTCCGCCGGCGGGGGTGTGGCAGGGGCTACCGTGGCCGCTGCGGGCCTCCGGCGGGTCGGTGCGGGTGTTGATACCCCTGCGGCCGGCGCCGTCGGTTTGGCGGGTTCCGGCTTGGGTGCCTCCTCGGGCGTCCCGGACGGTTCGGACGGGGCTGGCAAGGCCGGTTGCGCGGCCTCCGCTACCGCCCGGGCCCCACCGCGGCGCGCGGGCATCTCAGGACGGCTAGCGGGGGCTTCCCCGGACGGTTCGGACGGGCCTTCGACGGTCGCGGTCACGTTCTTGATCGCCCGTTCCTCGCCTTCCGCCTCCTTGGTGAGCACCTCCTGATCCTCAGACCGGATCGGCAAAGACTTGAAATGCCGGCGGAAAACCGTCTTCCGGGCCATCTCTGTGAACCAGGTCGACCAGGGCGAGCTCTCGACCTGCCATGCTTCGAGCCCGGCCTGGCTCTGGTTCCTGACCTTCTCCAGGTCGCCAATGGTCATCCACTCGAACGACGTCAGCCCGTTGCGCAGGGCCGCGATGGAGTAGATACCGACGATCTCCCCTGTTTCCTGCGGCATCGGCTCGTGCTGCAGCTCCTGCCGCGGCGCCCGGATAATGCGGAAGGTGTCGCCGTTGCGGACCACGCCGGTCCATAGGTCCAGGATCTCAGGCGAGCGCAGGGCGATCTCGCGCAAGCCCTTGTAGCCCACCAAGAGGGTGCATACCTTCCGCTTCAGCTTCTTGTTCCACCTCGGAATGAGGTAGCACTTGCCGGTGACCGCCTCGGGATAGATACCGATGAGAGCGCAGTCAGAGAGGCAGCTGAAGAAGGATACCGGGTCGCACTCGGACAGCTCGGGCTGCCGGTAGATGAGTCCGACGGTCAGCCGGGCGAACCGGTCAAAGGACAGGGTCGAGGGCAGCAGCGCGCGGATCTTCTCCTGCGTGCTGGCCGCCTCGAACTTCGCCAGCAACGGCGGCTGCTGTTCGCGTATCTGCAGCGCGCGGGCGCCGCGTGTCTCTACTTGCCCGGCCGGATTTTCGGCGGGCGGGGCTTCTGTTGCTTCGGGCATGGATTGGGTGTCGGACATGGCTTTTGTTGGTTGAGCGTTTCGAGTCTGAGAGTCAAAAACGGCCGGTCGTTGGCGACGCAGAGCGCGTCACAAGCCGCCTGGGCGCCCTTCCGGAGCGCAATCCGGATCACGGTCGAGACCGTCGAGCCGGTGTGAGCGCCGATTTGCTTCAGCACGTCGGCCATTTCGGAGGTGATGCGGACGGGCAGGACCGTCTCCATCGGGTCACACGAGGAAGGCATGGGTTCAGTGTTTGAATGCGTTTGCATACGATTGCAAGATATTTCGGTGGGCAAAAAGAAGCCGGCCCCGGCGCTCTATTCTGAGGCAACGCGGGGGCCGGTTGTAGGGCGTGGCGAGCGTTTGCCCGTCACTATGGAGAGTCATCCGCGCGGTCCGCGTTGGGATCATCGGGCAGCGGCCGGACGTCGAGCACGGCAAACAGCCAGGCGCCGACCAGGCCGCAGAGGCCGAGGAAGCAGACGATGGCGAGGGTGATTTTCAGGGCGTTGAGCATGGGGGTTCTGGTTGTCTGACAGTTGAGGGGAAATACTTCGCCCGGCACTCCGGGCAGATCGTGTGACCCACCTGCCCCGCGTGGGCCGGCAGACACGGCACCGGCGGCATTTCCCGGCGGCACCACGAGCAGATCACGCGCAGAGCCGGCAGCGCGACCCCGGCCAAGTGGTCGGCCCGCTCGGCCAAGCGCCGGTCCTCGCATGAGAGGATCGTTTCGCCTGGGCGGCGCAGGCTGGCAAGGTAGGCTTCGGCGGTCATGGGGTCGATTTGGTTTCGTGGTTGACTTCGTTGGACCGGGCCGGCCGCATTCGCGGTAAGCCCGAGCCAGCGCCCGGCCGCAGCCGGGCGGGCGGTCGTCAGGCTCCCTGCGCCGCCTGCTCGCATACCTCATCTATCAGAGGCAGATAGGGCCGAGGCTTGCTCGACTTCGCGCCTCCCTTCAGCGTTGCACGGGCGGCAACCAAATCGGGGTGAGTTGCGATCATCACGTCGATCGGTACCGCGCAATTGATCGAGCCTTTTGCCGCATGGTATCGCAGCACGGTTTCGAGCCTTCCTGCGGTCCGGTCCAGCGCATGGGTAAGCTCCGCGACCCGCGCGACCAGCCCGGCGTGGGAGTTCACGGACTCGACGATCAAGGCCGCGTTGGCTGGCGTGAGGCAGTCAATACCAGTGTGTTTTCCGACGATAACTTGCTGCCCGCCTGCGGGCAAGTAGTTGTGGACAATCTCAAGGGAGTTACGATTCACCAAGGAGCCGAGGCCGTCGGCGCGCTCTTGAATGCTCCACGGCGTCGGCGTCGCCTGCGCTGCCGGCGTGGTGGGTGAGGTGGTGGGTGTCTTCATGGGTGGGGGGTGTCTGGATGTTTAACGCTCGTCGATAAAGGTCTCGACGCGGATCACTGACAGAGCACGGACGCCTGCGGCTTTGATGATCCGCAGCGCACCCCGGCGCGTCAGCTTGTAGCCGCGAGACAGACGCTGCTCGATCTCGTGGATGTTGCCGGCTGAGTCTTGCTGCGTGTAGGTGATGATGTTCAGGATTGTCATGGGGGTCTGTGGTTGAATGGTTGACTCGCTTGGTTCGCCCGGCCCGTCGCGGGTAAGGCGGAGCAAGCGCCCGGATCGCTCCGGGCGGTGGGGTAGGTTCAAAGCGTTCCTGCTTCGCGGAAGCTGTAATAACCGCGACCAGCCGGATCGCCGGTTTTGTTGCCGCAAATCACATGGTCAAGCAAGTCGATGTCGATGGCGATGGCCGCCTCGCGCAAACGCCGGGTCACTTGCATGTCCGCAGCACTTGGCGCCGGATCGCCGCTGGGATGATTGTGGCAGACAACGATCGCGCACGCCGAGCCGAGAATTGCGGGCCGGAACACTTCACGCGGATGAACAAGGCTTCCGGTAGCTGTGCCGAGCGTGACCATGATCCGGCCTTTCGGCTGGTTCTTTCGGTCAAGGATGATGACCCAGAGCGATTCCTGCTCTGGGTTGATCGCAAAGGCGTCTTGCATGTATGCCGCGATTCTCTCTGGCGAATCGACTCTTTCCGATGGGTCTTCGCGAACAAATTCGTAATGCAGGCTGAGGTTGTAGATTTTCATTGGGTTCGGTTGACGGGACACACCCTAACCCACCACCACCGCGAGTCGAGAAAAAACGTATTCTTTTTGACGACACATCCGCAAGCCGTTGATCCCACCTCGGAGCCTGCGCGGATTTTATTCGATCGTATCCGGGGCGGGACTACAGTTCCAGGGAGGCCGGCACGGACGGCGCGGCTTCCGCGATCTCCACTGCAGCCCCGGTCATGCCCCGCTCCGTCACCCAGTAGCTGCCACGCGGGCCTGTCGCCAGCAACCCAGCCCGAACCGCCTCGCCTAGGCGCCTCGCGATCGTCCGCGCGCTCCAACCTTCCGCCCGGTTCTCCAGCTGCGCGATGATCTCGCTTGTCCGCGCCGCCCCGCCATGCCGCCGCGCACCCGTCAGATCCTTCACCGCCCGCACCACCGCTGCGCAGTCAGTCACCGGATCCTTGGGGTGCGGATCGTTCGCCCGCCGCACATACCCAACGCTCGGCACAGCCACCCCAGCCGCCGCCGAACAAACATGCCGGCACCACGTCGCCATGCCCCGCCGGCCTGCCCGCGTCTTCGCCCATTCCCACCGAGCCCGCTCCCATGCGTCGAGCTCCGCCTCACTCACAGTGACCATGATATAGCCTTTCATTACCCAACCAATATCACCCCTTTTTTGGGTGTCAATTCTGGATTTCGTTGTCCTGAGTTGGCATTATCCCATTATCTATGGCTTGGCCGGAGTTGGCTCAATTTGCCTTTTACCTATGAAAACCTCTCGCCAACTCGTGCCTTTGGCATGCCAATTCCTCGCCATTCCTCGCCATCTTCGCCACTTGCCACCGCCGCTATAGGCGGCGTGGCATGGCGAAAGGCTACGTTGGCGTTGGCGGAAGATCGATCTTTACATCCAGACCAGACAGCCGCGAGAATCCCCCACCTCACATGAGACCTCAACGCACGCGCGAGCTTTCCGCGAAGCCCCAAGATTTTCTCGCCCCGGCTGCTGGTCGCGGGATCGGCCGGCAAATCGCCGATGCGCTCATCGCCGATTCTGAGTTCATCGGGTTGATGGTCGCGGCGTTCAAGGATGCGCTGACGGCTCATTCATCGCACTTCGACAAGGAATCGAAGCTATGGGTGGCTGAAGTCGACGCGAAGACGCGGCTGTCGGCGGCTGAAGCGATCCTGGCGCACATGGAGGGCGAGCCGGTGAAGCGGATCATCACGCAGGCGATCGGGGAGGTTGAGAAGTCGCCGGACGTTGCCGCGGTGCTGCGCGACCTGCAGGCGCAAGGGATGGATCTGAAGGGGGTAGTCGAGAGCTACGTCGCGCAGTTGGGGCCCGGGCCGGCGCCGGTGGTCGAAGTCGAGGCTCGGCCAACTGAGCCAGAGTCGATCGAATTGCCGTGATTTTCGACGATTACCAACGAGTTACAAAAGCTGGCGCGTTCAATAATTCTGCGTTTTTGTGCAAATAGGCTTGCGCTCGCGAGTTGCAAGTGTTTGCGATTAGACAGATTAGACATTGTGCGACAGACACCTAGACCGTCTAGGGATGTGTTTTCTCTCGACATCCGGCCGCCATCTGCCCCATCCTCGCCTCAGTTGGTTTGGTGTCTTCTCGTTGAGGGCCGGCGGCGCGTCATAGGCGTGACCGCCGGCTTTCTTCTGCCCCAGAAAAGGCTTGCGCTCCGGCGTAAGCTGCTCTCACTGGGGCTCGTGCATCTGCTGACGCTGTCCGCACATCTCGCCTACACCTCGCCGACCGGAGATCCATCCTCCCTGGAGCCCGGCTCCTACTTGGTCGAGGACCGCAACGCATGGGAGCTCGCCTACCTCTCCACGCCGGGGACCGCTCGGGTCAACACCGTAGTTGGCACAGGCATCCTCTCCGCCGGCTGCGCTCCTGGTCGCGTGCTGCTCATCCGGCCCGGCGGCCTGGGCGCCTTGATGTTCGTCGGCTGCGTGGTCCGGGAGATCAAGCACCGATGGCCGGAGAGCGTTGTCGCGGTGTCCTGCGCGCCGGGCGGCGCCGAGGTGTTCCGAGGCATGCCGTATCCCGACGCGATCGAGCCATACCCGCTGCCGGCGGATCGGCTGAAGGAGTACGACGTGGTCATCCCCCTCGAAGGAGCGACCGAGTACGGACCGGACGCGACGCGGCTGCACGCGGCGGATGCCTTTGCCCGGGCGGCCGGGATCGAGCTGCCGGAGGCGGACGCGGCTCGGGTGCCGGCGTTCTGCGTGTCCGAGCTCGAGCGGGAGGCGATCCTCCTGCGGTATCCGCGGAGCGCGCGGCCCAGGCTGGCCCTGCAGGTGTTCGGCTCCGCTGCGGCGCGGTCGTACCCGCTGGACCTGACCAAGCAGCTCGTGGGCAAGCTGACGGGTCGCGGCTGGGAGGTGATGCTGCTCGGCCTGCCGGGGACGGTGCCGGGCGAGAACAGCCGTGAGGATTTGTCGATGGGGGTCATAAATTGCGCGCATGATCGGCTGAGCTTCCGGGAGTCGGCGGCCGTGGTGGCGACGTCGGACGCGGTGCTCGCCCCGGATTCAGTCTGGACGCACGTTGCGGGCGCCCTGGGACTGCCGGCGGTGGCGTTGTACGGGTCGGAGTCCTGGATGCTGCGGACGCGGTTCTACCGTCGGACGTTCGCCCTGACGTCGGGGAAGTGCCCGCTGGCGCCGTGTCACCACTGGCCGAAGAACCCGATGCACTACCCGGAGAACGGGCCGTGCGCGAAGACGGGGCAGTGTGAGGAGATGCGCTGGAACGGCGGGACGGAGTCTCGGGAGGTGCCGGCCGGCGAGGGGAAGACACGGATCGTGCAGGTGCCGGGGGTTGGCCGGATCTTCGCGGCGGTGGAAAGGCTGCGGCCATGATCGACCTGGGGTTTCTGCGGCTGCTGGAGCGTCACGCGATGGCGGTGGAAATACCGGCGCTGACGCGGTACGACCGGGAATGGCTGATGGCGCGGGGGAAGATGGCGCTGGCGCAGCCGGGGACGCGGGTGCGGGGGAGTGACTACACGAACAAAGAGAAGATGGCGAAGCGGATGCGGGAGCGGCAGAAGCGGATGCCGTTGAGCCTGGAGATACCTTAGCTATGAAAAACCACCTAATGGCAATTGCAGAAGAAAGGCGGACGCGCAGCGGTGCTGCGGTCCTTGTTTCATCGAGGGATTATCCTGAAGGAGCGACGGCACCATCCAAGAAGACGATTCTCACTGTGCTGGAGGGGCAGGAGAAGATGATCAACGAAGCGTTTGGGCAGTTTCAAGAACTTCGGGTGAAGTGCCAACCTCTCGTGGATCTAGGGCCCGTCAGTCCAACCCCCGGAGAATGCCCCGCACCCCTGCCGACTCAGGTTCTGGGTATCATCGAGGATCACACGCGGCAGATCGAATGCCTGTGCGCGCAGATCTCGGACCTGCGGGGGGCGATTCAACTCTGATTGTGCATGAAGCGCACGAGCCAATATCTGGCGGTGTGGGGGCGCATTGGCGGCCGTGCTCGCGGGAAGTCGAAGGTGCGCGGTGACCGGGAGTATTACCGGGGGCTTGCGTTTTTGCGGGCGTTGAAGATGAAGAGGCGGAAGGCAAAACTATGAAGCATGGACTGACGGGATACATTCCGGTGCGAAACGGGCTTTCGCTGGACTACTGCTGGATCGAGGCGGCGCGGTCGCTTCTGCCGGTGGTGGACGAGTTGATCCTGTGCGATTCTGATTCGACGGACGGGACGCGGGAGGCGATGGAGGCGTTGTCCGTGGTGGAGGGGAAGATCCGGGTGATGAACCGTCCCTGGCCGGACCCGCACAAGGATGGGCAGTTTCTGCCGAAGTGGCTGAACTTCATCCGGGAGTCGGCGCAGTTCGACATGCAGATCACGCTCGACGCGGATGAACTGATCGGGGTGGAGTCGCATGCGCTGATCCGGGCGGCGGTGGAGGAGGGTGGCTGCCGGTACTTCGACCGGTGGAACTTCTGGCGGGACGCTCAGCACACGATCCCGCGGGGATACATCTGCGGCTGGCGGGTGGCGCGGCTTGCGCCGACGGCGTTGTGGATGGTGTCGGACGAACCGGATCCGCGGGACATGGAGGTGCACAGCCGGGCGAAGTGGGTGGAGGGGTTGAACGTGTACCACTACGGGTTTTTGCGGCGGCCGGCGGCGTTCTTCGCGAAGTCGAAGGTGATGCACGAGGCGGTGCTTGGGACGTATGACCCGCGGCTGACGGAGGCGGAGGCGACGGGCGCCCCCTGGTGGAGCCTGATTCACGGGGATCTGAAGCTGGACGAGTTCAAGGGGGAGCATCCGGCGGCGATCCACGAATGGCTGCGGGCGCGGGGGTACGAGCCATGAGCTTCGACCCGAACGACTGGTTTTTCAAGACGACGTACTTCTCGACGGAGGCGGATGCGGCGGACTTCGCGAAGTGGACGGCGATGCTACCGAAGCGCAGTGAACTGACGCCGTACCACTGCGGGGCGCCGAACGTGAACAAGTTCCGGCTGTTCCTGAATCTTGTTCATCCGGTTCACCTGCTGGAGATCGGGTTCAACCTTGGGCACTCGTCGATGCTCTGGCTGAACCTCGGGGTGGAGCGGGTGACGAGCGTGGACGTCCGGGAGAACGATCCCTTGCTGCGGGCTGGGGTGGCGGCGGTGCGGGAGCAATTCGGATCGCGGTTCGAGTTCAAGTTCCGGCGGGAGTTGACAGACGAGTTCCTTGCGGGCTGCCGGCCTGCCGCGATCTTCATTGACGGCGGGCACATGCGGGAGGACGTGGCGGCGGACATCGAGCTCGGTCAGCGTCTTGGGGTGCGGCACTTCTTCTTCGATGACTTCGATCTTCACCACGGGCCCGGGGTGCAGCCGGCGATCATCGAGAAGCGCCTGATGCCGCAGGCGATCTTCGCCAACATGGCGTACTGCGTGCCGCTCGACGGATGGGAGAAGCGGGAATGAACGAGATCGACCAGGATCCGCCGTCACAGTTCTTCGTCAGCACGGATGCTGCGTTGCTGGACGTCGTTTGGATCACGCGGACAATCCAGCAGACCTACTTCGGGGCCTGGCGGAGCGATGCGGTCATCCTCCGGTCGCTTGCCCCGCCGTCGATCTGCTTCGGGCTCTATGAGTCGGCGACCAGTAAACAGGTTGGGTTTGCCCGGGTGGTGTCGGATTGCGCGACCTTCTCATGGCTCTGCGACGTGGTGATCGACAAGGAGCTTCGGGGGAAGGGCCTCGGGAGCTTTCTCATGGCGCGCGTCATCCGGCATGACGCGGTGAAAGGTACGGCCTGCCGGCTGGCGACCCGCAACAGCATGACATTCTACGCGAAGCTCGGCTTCGAGTCCTGCAAGGACATGCGCAGGCTTCCCACCAAATGAAGTTCTCAATCTCCATCCTGGCGTTCAACAACCTCGACCTGACGCGGCGGTGCCTGTCAACGGTGCTGGCAAACAGTGGGGACGACTTCGAATTGATCCTGAGCGACAACGGATCCACGGACGGCGTGGGCGCGTTCTTCGACACGGTTGTCCGGGAGAACGCCAACGTGCGGGTGGTTCACTATCCGAGCAACCTCGGCTTCGAGGAACCGAATAAGATGGCCCTGGACGTTGCCGGCGGGGAGTACTTCGTGATGCTGAACAACGACACGGAGGTTCCGGCCGGCTGGCTTCAGGTGATGGAGGCGGCGTTCAAGATGAATCCGACGGCGGCCCTGGTCGGCCGCGAGGGGTGCTGCTGCGAACTCCAGGACAACTTCTACGGCCGTGGCGGGGCGAAGCTCGAATATGTCGACGGGGCGTGTCTCATGGCGAAGGCGTCAATCGTGCGCAAGCATGGTCTGTTCGCCCCGTATCTGCATTTCGCCTACGGCGAGGATTCCGACCTGTCGCTCCGCATGCGCCGGATCGGGTACACGATCCACGCGGTCCGGATCAACGTGTTCCACCATGGGGGGCAGACTTCGAAGATGGTTCCCGGCATCGAGAACATCTGGAGGGAGAACCATTCCGTGCTCTGCAAGGTGTGGGCGCCGTACCTGAAGGCCCGCCGGATGGATTTCCCCATCGTGATCAAGCGCGCGGGGGCCTTTGGCGACGTGCTGCTCACAACGGCGCTGATCCGCAGGCTTCATGCCGAGTGGCCGCTCTGTCCCATCCACTACAAGACCCTCGTTCCGGATGTTCTCGCGAATCATCCCTATGCGACCCCGGCGCCGGCGGTCATCCCCCGGGATGCCTGGGTGATCGACCTCGACATGGCCTATGAGAACCGGCCGGGTCGGCACTACATCGACGCCTACGCCGAGGCCGCTGGTCTGGCCGGACCGATCGAGCACCTGACGGAGATCTATTTCACGCGCGAGCAGGCGGCATGGGCGGATTCCGCCATGGAGGAGGAGGATGGAGAATCCGACGGATGCTGGTGCGCGATCCACTGCGGGCCGACCCACTGGGCCTGCCGGGACTGGCCGATCCAAAACTTCATCTTTCTTGCTAATGGCCTGCGGAAACTCGGCTGGCGGGTTATCCTGGTCGGTGGGGAGTCGGTGTCTGTGCCGTGCGACCTCTCGCTCATCGGGCGGACGACCATCGGAACGCTCGCGGCCGTGCTCAGCCGGTGCGGGCTTTTCATTGGGATCGACAGCATGCCTCTCCATGTCGCGCAGGCGGTCGGGACTACGGCGGTCGGAATCTTCGGGGGCTCCCTGCCTGAGTTTGTGATGACGAAGGGCTCCATTCACGCAGGCGTTGTCGGCCGCAAGGATGGAACCGATTACGGGGTGCGGAACACGTCGACGGGGAAAACTCGTGTCGAAGGCGACGGGACGTGCATCCGTTCCGTGACGGTCGGGCAGGTGCTGGCCGCTCTCACCGCGCTCGGATTCCCTGGTGGCGCGCCGGCACGGCAATCACTCTCGGGCTGGATCGGCGTCGACCTTGACGGCACTCTCGCCAGCTACGGCAAATGGGGTGGAATCGACAAGATCGGCGATCCGGTGCCGGCGATGGTGGCACGGGTGAAAAACTGGATTGCCCGGGGCAAGACGGTGAAGATATTCACGGCCCGGGTGGGTCCGCAACGCGACGTGAATGAGTCGATCCGGGCTCGCGAAGTGATTGACGCATGGTGCCTGAAGCACATCGGCCAGACCCTCGACGTCACCGCCACGAAGGATTTCGCGATGGCCCGCCTGTATGATGACCGGTGCGTGACAGTCGAGACGAACACAGGGAGGATTCTCACATGGAAGCCGTCGCTGGCGCATCCACCCTCGACGCCCTGATCCGGGCGGACCCCGAGTTTTGGTTCCGTCAGTGCGCCGAGATCAAAACCAAGGAAGGGATGGTGATTCGCGGTCCGGTTATTCGCCCGCGCGTCTGCCAGATTGAGTTGTTCCGGGCCTACCGGGAATGCCGGAAGCAGCACAAGCCTTGCTTGATCATGTTGCTGAAGCCGAGGCAGGACGGCGGGTCAACCGGTGTCCAGGCGCTGATCTATCATCACCTGCAAAAGTTTCCGGGGCTCAACGGCGCGGTCATGGGGGACATCGCCGGCACGTCCGACACTGTCTTTGGCATCTTTCAGTGGCTGGCAAGGAATGACCATTTCAAGTGGGGACTTCCGATCGAGGCCGACCTCGACGATGACATCACCCTTGGCAACGGGAGCCACTACGGGAAGGAGACGGCAATGTCGAAGAACGCCGGCCGTTCCGGGACCGTGCAGGTCGCGAACACGACGGAGGTGGCGTTCTTCCCCCGCGGCGAGAAAGACCCGGCGCTCGCATTTCTGAACTCCCTATCGACGGAGGGCGAGACAACGCTTGGAGTCATGGACTCGACTCCCAACGGACCGTTCGGAACCTTCTTCAAATACTGGATGAACAAGGATAATGGATGGACGAAAATCTTTATCCCGTGGTTCTGCGAGCCGGATCACATCAAGGCGTTCTCCGATCCCGATGAGACGGAGGAGTTCCGGCGGTCGATGACCGACGACGAGCGCGAGGAGCAGCTGAAGTTCAAACTCAGCCTGGAGCAACTGGCGTGGCGCCGGCGGATGATCAAGGTCAAGTGCGAGGGGGACGTCGAAAAGTTCCGAAGCGAATATCCGTCGGACGACATCAGCTGCTTCTTCCGATCGTCCCGATTCCGCTTCAACGTGACGAAGATCACGGAGATGGAGAAGCTGGCGGATCGGATCACGCCGAAGCGCGGGGAACTGACGCTGCTCGACGACATGCGCGCGTCGTTCACGCCAGACCCGGCTGGCAGCATTGACATCTACGAAGACCCCAAGATCGGATGCCGGTATATCGGAATCGGCGACACGATGACCGGCGAGGATCAGGTGAGCGACAAGCCGCAGGCCGACCCGGATTACCATGCGCTCGGTATCATCCGGGCAGGTTACCGGGACACCCGCGGCTTCTGGTTATGCCCGCGCGTCGTCGCGTTCCACTGGTCGAGGGTCGAGCAGTACGTCGCGGCGAACATCATGGCCGCACTCAGCATCTACTACGGTCGGTGCATCGTTTTCCCGGAGGTCAACAACTGCGGCCTGACGATGGTGAAGAAGCTGAACGAGATCGGCATTTCGGTCTACTCCCGGAGGATCATCAACAAGACCGCCGGCACCACAGACAAGCAGCTCGGCTGGCTGACGAACGAGACGACGCGCAAGACGATCATCGACCACCTCGCCCAGATGGTGAACGAGTGGAATCCGCAGGAGCCGACAATCGACATACCCCACCCATGGATTCTGGGGCAGATGAAGACATTCATCATCAGCCGGAACAGCCGGCCGGAGGCGATGTCGGGCACGCACGATGACGGGGTTCTTTTCTCGGCGATCGGCTTCTACAACGTGCAGGCGTCGGCGACCGAGTTGAAGGAACACCGCCGGAAGATCGACATTCAGAAGGCCCGGGCGGCCGGAGGCTGGCAGATGGGGTGAGATAAGGTTTTCCTTTACATAGTCCGACGGTCGCCTTACTTGGGCAGCATCGGCGTGATTGCACGACCCAGGTTAATTCCGGGCGGGGAACTGTCCCGCCGGCATCTACCATGGCGATCATCACTGAGAGCGCACTCGACAAGCTGCTTGCACCGGATCAGGCGGCGTTCGACGAGGAAAATCAGGCAGCGCAGGACCGGCTTGATCTTCGGGAAGCCCGCAGCGGCCACGCCAGCCCCCGGCTTCTTCGAGGTCGCATGGTGCGTCTAGCGCAACAGCAGCGCGATCTTCTAAAGAAGAGGGCTGATGCCAGGAAGAGGTATGAGACCATGGGTGGAGGCGCCGGGCTGATCCAGCCTGAGAATATCACGATGCTGGGGGCGGATGCGTACCGATCGATGAGCCGGCCGGCGCCGTCTGAACTCGTGCGGAACGCCCGGGATGCGTCCATGGGCACGGGGCACCAATGGACGGACAGGGATACGATGCGCGCGAACGCGGCGCAGGGGTTTGATCCTGCCAGTGGGATGACGCCTCAATACCGGCATCCAGCCAGTCAGGAATTGCTTAGCCAGTTTTCAGGCGGGCAGCCTGCCCAGGATGAACACCTTCTTTCGAATGTCGCTGCCGGATCGCCAGCCGCTGGGCTTCTTACCCGGCCGGACGCTCCGACAACCGTTTCTGAACTGAGTCATAACAGATATGCGATGCACTTTTCGGCGGAGATGCGGAATGCGTTCTTCAGGCTCAGTCCAGGGGACCGGGACAAACTGATGGAATTGAAGCCGGAGGACGCCACGGCTAGGCTTCGACTGAAGGCGAATCGGGACAAATCCGGTTACAATCCCTTCAACGACCCCGCGGCTGGAGCAGGCGGCGCGGCGCCGACATTCGCGGATGTCAGTGCGTCAGGACGGGTGTACGATCCAAAGAAACCATCCGCCCTTCCTGTTTACGGGGACTTGGGTGGCGGCACCAGCGGGTCTGATTCTTCCGACGCCGAAGTGTTTCATCAGTAGGGAATTGAGATCATCATGCCCGACGACTTCGATCCTTATGCGGATTCCGCGACGGCGGTAGCGAATGCACCCGGAAGCCTCGCGGCTGATCCATTCGCGTTCGATGACACGGCGGAGCAGCGCCGCCGCAGGGCACTGCAACGGCAGGCGAAGACGACGGCGTTTTCTCAGGGGCAATCACTGGGGCAACGGCTCGCGCCGCAGCGGAGCGAGGTCGACGACCTTGGTGATCTTCTCGCCAACCACGCTTTGCCCCGGCAGATGAAGCAATCCAAAACCCGGAAGACTTTGCTGGAGGCGGATCTTCAGGCGCGGAAGGCGATGCTCGACGAGTTCGACCAGCAGAATACCGATTTGCTTCCCGACCTGATCAAGGGCAAGACAGGGACCGCACGGGAAGCAGCGAGAGCCAAAGCGGATCTTGCGGCGAAGGCTGCCGGCCGTCCGTCGCTGGATGATCTTGCGAAGGTGGGGGCCGCGATTCCTTCCGATGAAGAGGCGGCGAAGGATACGACTGGAGTTTTCGGGGCGATGTTCACCAGCCGCAAGCGCGGCGACCCGACCCCGGATGCCGTTGCTGCCGCCGGCCGGCTGCCCGGAGAGAAATCCGAAGCAGAGAAGGCGGCGGCTGCGATCAAGGATGCGCAGGACCGTCGCAAGCGCATTGTCGATGAACACGACAGGGTGAAGAAGGCGCTCGAGGATGAGAAGATCCGCTATGGGGGGCTTGCCGAACAGACGCTCACGATCAACGACAAGGCGATTGCCGCGGCAACGGGCGCCGTGAACCAGCAGAGGCAGGCGGCCGGGGAACCGTTGATCGACTATCCTGATCCCGTCCCGACCGGTCCCGATGACTGGGTTGCCGGACGGATCAAGCAGGTGAACGACTACCGGCGGGCGCGCGGGCAGCGTCTGATCGACCCGAAGACGATCATGCAGCATTTGCCGAAGCGCGGGGCTGCCGTGGATCCTCCGGTCGACGAAAGAGAAGCCAGCCACGAGGAAGGATTTCCAAATCTCGGCCTAGTCACGCCGACCGAGGCCGCCGCCATAAAGGCAACACAGTTGGCGAATGTCGGGATCGGCGCATGGGATTCCTTGCAGGAGGGGGCAAAGGCTTTGGCGCAATCGAAGGTTGATGACGTGTCGAACAAGGATTTCATCGACCAGGCGAGGGACCATGCGGACATTCACAACGCTCCGGTTTTTCATGCGGCGATGGCGCGGCTGGCAAATCTCCGGGATGCCGGGAACAAGACGGTCGGGGGCGAGCCGATTGAAAAACTGATCTCCCAGTTCGGCGGGGAGGACGCTGTGAACGGGGCGAAGCTGCTGAGTACCTACAGCCTCGCCCAGAACCGGCTGAAGGAAGTCGACGGGCTGATCTCCCATCCCGGGGCGACTGAGAAGATGAAGAAGCCGCTCCGCGATGAGCGCGATGTCCTGCGGCAGGCGATGAAGGACAAGGAGCCGATGCTCAAGGAGGGCGGGCTCTGGGATCAGGTCCGCGATCCTACTGTCTGGGAGGAAACCAAGCAGGCCGGTCTGCGTGCATTCCAAGGAGAGGAAGAGGCTTCCTTGAACATAAAGGAATGGCTCGCCCGAAATCTGATCCGGGCTTCGGGGCCGGGGTTCACGTCCAAGTTGACGGCCTCGCTTTTGCCCGGACCGGCAGGGGAACTGGCGAAGCAGAATCTCACCCAATACCAGGGGGCCACCGACTATTTGCAGGACAAGACCGCGAAGTTTTTTGGAGACCTTCAAACGGAGGCCAAGAGTTGGAACCTCGATTTGCCGGAGCAGGTGGTCGCCAAAGCGGACCAGAACATCATTGTCGGCAGGATTGCCCCGTTTGCCGGCGGGTTGGTTCCTATCTGGGCGGCGGCGATGGTGACGCAGGGAATAGGCCTTGCCGCGGGACTTACAACAGGCACAGCGAATACGCTCGCTACAGTTGCGTCAGGCGTCTCCGGCGCCGGGGTCATTGGCAATTCAATGCGCCAAGAAGCGACAGACAAACTCCGCCCACAGCTTCTAGCCGGCAAGATCACACAGAAGGAATTCAACACCGCGCGCGGGGTTGCAGAAATCGCAGGCACCGCGATCGGAACGGGGATGGCGGTTCCGTTTAGCCGGGGGATACGGCTTCTGTCTGCGGAGCCTTCCGGGCGGATATTCCTGTCGGGCTTGGCGGTTGCCACCGATCGAGAGGGGATTGCCGGGGCGATGCGATGGCTTCGCGGTCCGGGTGTGAAGCTGGCAGCGAAGTTGCCGGCGCATGTGGGGGTTGATTTTGCGGCAGGCGGGGGAATGCAGTACGGCCAGAACATTGGGGCTAAGCTCACTTACGATCCCGACCGTCCGATCACCCAGGGCGTTATGGAGACAGGGCGAGACATGGCGCTTATACAGTTGCTTCTTCGCACAGGGTTGTCGGTTGCCCGGCTGCCAAGCGACATCAAGGCGATTGAAACCGGTTTGTGGGTCCCAGGACCGGAGGCGATGGCGAAGGCGCGTGAGCAGGGATTCAATGGGCGAACGGTGGGAGACCTTGTTGACTGGATCAAGCGCCAGCCGGAAGCCGCGGAGAAGGCTGGCATCGGACTCGCAAGCACGAAGAAGACTCCGCCCGGCGAGGAACCGCCGGCCGCTGGAGAGCTCGCCGCACCCAAGGGGCCGGCACCGAAACCCGCACCGGACGCCGAGCCCTCCGGGTCCGACCTGATTGACCCGGAACTCTTGAAGGAGATCGAAGTCGAGCCGGAACCTGCGGCAGCCGTCGAGCCCGCAAAGCCAGCGGAAGCCGCGCCGGCCGGCAAGCCTGTCCCGAAGGAAGCGCTGTTCATGTACGAGCAGGGTGGGCACCGCTACTACCAGGTGCCCGATCCCGGTTCACCACGGGGGATGCGCACGGTGGACGAAGACACGCTTCAAAAGGAGGGATACGATCTTGCCACGCTTCCGAAGGGCGAACCAGTCACAACCGGAGAACCAATCCATGCCACTCAAGAAGGGATACAGCAGACAATCGATCGGCCACAACGCGAAGGAGATGAGGGCAGCCGGCCACTCGCCGAAGCAAAGCCTGGCGGCGGCGTTCAACCAGGCGCGCCAGTCGTTCAAGGCGTCGCACCCGCACAAGCCGCTGCCGGAGTACCTGCGGGAGAAGTGACGCCATGGCAGAAGACGCCGAAGGCCCGCAAGCTCGCCACGCAGATGAAGGTGATCGAGGCGAGCATGGGCAACGCGAAGCTGAAGGGCGATGAGAAGCGCATGGCTGAGCTTCAGGCGAAGTGGAACGAGGTGAAGGCGCAATACAACGCGCTCGCCCCAAAGGGTGAACAGGCGGAAAAGGTGGCGCGTGAGGCTGTGAAGCCTTCGGTCGCCCCGGTCGCAAAGGCGGAACCACCTGAAGCGACTGAACTGTTTTCCCGTGCGGCGGCGGCCGGCGTCGAGGTTAAGCCCACCCAGCGGCAGCAGATCATCTGGGGAAATCAGGCTGCGATGGCAGACGTGGAGGGGAGGATTGCGGCGAAGATGGAGGCCGTCAAGGCGGAGAGGGAGCGTATCGCCAACGGCACAAAGCGCATTGGTGACACTGCGGAGCCGACTCCAAAGATAGAGCCAGCAAAGGATGAGTTCACGGCAGGCATGAACCCGATGCAGGCCAAGCGGGCACAGATGGCGCTCGCGCAGTCAGTCACCGCAGAGGGGATGCCTCATACCCGCAGGGAGCTTGTTGAAAGTGATGTGGCGGCAGGAGCGACTGTTGTGCAAAGTAAGGCGGGGCTGCGAAGGCTACAAAAACCGAATGGCTCATATCGGGACGAATCTCAGATCAGTAAGACCGCGATGGATTATGCGGAGTATCTGATCGCGGCGAAGGGCGGGAAGGCCGCTGAGGCGGAGGCTGTTCAGCCGGCGCAGGAACCGAGTTATCAAGGCCAACATCGGCCAAACAGCGAAGGCCCTCCGGCGCACGACTTGCTTTCGACTGACCTTGCCCCTCGTGATATTTATGACCGTCCTGATCTATACACAGGCGAACCAGGAAGTGTTGGTTACAAGGAAAGTGTTGCAGCATTGAAGCGAATCAGGGGGAAGCCGGATGCCATCGTTACGGTGTATCGTGCCGCCCCTAAGGCTACGCTCAACAGCGGAGATTGGGTCTCTTTTTCGCGGGCGTATTCTAAACAACACGGAATGGCTGATAATCCATCGGAGGACATTCCTGTTCATGCCTTCAAGGTGAAGGCGAGTGATGTTCGATGGGCGGGAGATGCGATTGAAGAATTTGGATATTATCCAGCAACTTCTGAGGAGCTTTCACAGCAGGGAGCTACGGCAGCAGTTGGCCCTCATAAGGCCGACGCAGCCGGTTCGACTCCGGCCCCTGCACCCAAGGCGGAAGCGCCCGCTGCGCCGGAGAAGCCCTCCGAGGCACCCGCGCCCAAGTTCGACGTTCAGCACACGTTGGGCGCGATTAAGGAACGTCTGGATGAGTATGAGTCGCTCTATAAGGAAGAACCCGACAAACTGCGCCAGCTCGTTCAGAATACCCTAAACGAACACGTCCGCGACGATGAGACATGGCAGGCGTGGATGTCTGACGAGAAAACAGGAACCATCGCGCAGAAGTCGAAGGCGTTCGATTCCATGCTCGCAAAGGCGACGGATGATGTCGTTTCCAAGGTGAACGAAGGATGGAAGGCTAAAGCTGACGAAGAGGCGCAAGCCATCGCAAAGCGTGAATCCGACTTCAAGGAAGCGCAGGCGAAGCGCGACACTGAGAATGCCGAACGTGCGGCAAAGAAAAAGGAGGCCGAAGATTTCCAGAGCGTCAGTAGGATTCTCAAGCAGAAGACCGGCAGCACAGATCCCATTGCGGATCAGTTGAAGCGACTTGAAGCGGACCTTAATCGGTTCACTAATGAGCGGAAGACTTTAACCAACGGGAAAGAATACTGGCCGGAGGAGTCACAGAAATTAGCGAAGGCGACCCAAGAGCGAATTGCGAATCTGCGCAAGGTTGCTGCCGCTGCTGAACAGGAAGAGAAATGGGGAGGCGTCAACACTGAGAAAGCTCTTGAGAGACTCAGGCCCGCCCCGCCCGCCGAGGCACCCGCTGCGAAAGCCGCCACGCCCGAGCCGCCCCCCGGTGCCACGGTCACGGAGACGCCGCAGGGGCCGAAGGTCGAGCCGACGGCGGCCAAGGAACGCAACATCGCCAAGCTGTCAGATCGAAAGCAGATCAAGGCGCAGAAGGAATTTCTGGCCGATGCGGTCGAGGCAGCGAAGAAGGACGCGCCGGAGACACAGGTTCATGCCGAGCAAGCCAAAGTCGATTTGAAGAAGCTGGCTGACATCGAGGACCAGCACCGTTCCGCCACGAATGATTTGCCCTACGGCAAAGATGGAGACGAGAGACGGAAAGCCGCTGATGAGGCCAAACTTGACGCGCTCGAACCGTTGGTGAAGAAATACACGGATCTTCACGACACTGAGGCTTCGACGATGGAGAGCCTTGAACCGGGGCACCCGATTGAGATTGGCGCAACCTCGTGGCGCACGGCTTCGCGTATCGAGGAAGCGATCCGCCAAGGCATCACCCGCCAGCACGGCGAGCACGTCACAATCGAAGTTCCGGGCGACGGGACATTCCGAATCCCGCACACGCAGGAGGCGCTGCAACGCTTTCAGGACACCATCGGGGACCGCTTTGGAAAGCAGTATTCGTTTGGCAAGGGCAGGGACCGTGTGACGGTTCCGCCGCCATTCTCGGAATCGGAGACGACCCGCACGGTCCCAAAGAACAGCCCGATTCCGGCGCTGAATGAGAAGCCATCGCCAGCGGAGATCACGAAGGCGGTGGGGTTGGCTCAGTCGAATGATGAAACCCTCTATGTTCTTAATCGCGTTGTGAACGATGGGAAATTCACCATCGCAACAGATGGACGGAGGCTGACGGTCGCAGTCGGTGGGGATGGCGAAAAGCTGAACAGCAAAGGCCAAGTGCTGGACAAGAACGGAAAGATCGCTGGTACGTGGAGCGAAGACCCAAAGACAAAGAAACGCACGTTCTACCCAATCCAGTATCCCAACTGGCGGCAGGTTGTCCCCAACTACGTGAAGGTTGAAGGTGGGCAACTTAAGGTCGGCGATCCCGGCGAGGTCACAATCGACACCACCGTTGACACAGGCGAGACGTACCGGCTGGCCCGCATGGCTTCGCTGGTCACGTCTGAGAAGTCGAGATGGTGGCACATCATTAAGATTCATCCTATTGAGGGTGGCGGAATTGGGTTCTCAAGCGAGTCTCCGGATTTCGGCGGGTATCACTCGGAAGGTGTGACTGAAACCAAGGCGGGGGTCGCTACTGGCGGAAGGGTAGCGGTCAATCCTGAGTTCTTGGCCGACGCTCTCGCGCAGGCCCGCGCAATGGGTCTGGAGAAGGTTCGACTGATCGTGAAGGATACGAGTTCATCTGTCACCATCACCGACGGAAAGAAGTTCCTGAGCGTCACGATGCCGGTGCGTCTGTCCTCCCTCGAATCCACCTACTCGCCGTCCATGCCCGTCGCCGACGTGCAGACCGCCGTTGACGCCTTCGCAAAGGCCAACCCGCGAGCGCCCAAGATCGAAGTGGTCAACGAGCCGACCACGACGGAGAACGGGCGTGGCGTGCGCGGCCAGTACGTTGACGGCAAGCTCACGATCAACGCCGCCTACGCTGGCGATGCCGCCACGGTCGCCGAGATCGCCAACCACGAGTGGGCGCATGCGACTCTCGACAGCCGGCGGGGACGTGCCGCCATTACCGCTTTCGCGCTGCGGGAGATCCCGGCCAGCGAGATCACCGACCTGAAATCAAGGTACGCGCAACAGGAAGGCGAGTCGGGTGAGGACTATCGAAACCGGATCGTTGAAGAGTGGGCAGCGCAGAACGCGGAAAAGAATCCCTCCCTCTGGCAGCGAATCGTCGAGGCCGTCAAGCGGTGGCTGAAGAACATTTTTGGGATGGACACCCTGACGAACGAGCAGGCCGGGCGGGCGATGCTGCGGACGCTGCGAGTTGAAACGCCAGAGGAACTTGAACCGCAAGAGGCGCTATCCCTCGCGCCGCAGCCCGCGGATTCCCTGGCTGAAACTCCAGCAGCCGATGCCACTGCCGCCCCTTCCGTGCCGGAAACTCCCATGACCCTCGACCCCGTCAAGGACGGCGGCTTTGAGTCACCCGAGCAGTTTGAAAAGGAGTTCGCCGAGAAGTCCCTCAAGGACGCCAGCGAGACCCGCGATGAGTTCCTGCGGCGCATCTTCTGCAAGGGCAAGGGCGGGAGAAACATCTACAACGCACTCGAATGATCGACCTGAAATCAAAGACAGCTATCGTGGTGGACAACGGCTTGTTCTGTGATCTGGCCGCGCGCCTTGGCCGAGACTTCGGCAAGGTCTACTATTGGGCGCCGGCCTACAGCGGCTTCCCGAAGCCCAATATCTCATGGGTCGGCAAGGGCATTGACGGGATCGAAGTGATCAACGATCCGTTTGGCGACGTCTACGACAAGGCGGACATCTGGATTTTCCCGGACGTCTATTTCGGCGAGTTGCAGACCCGGCTCGAATCACAGGGGAAATACGTCTGGGGGTCGCGCATGGGCGAGCAGCTTGAACTCGACCGGCCCGGATCAAAGAAGCTGTTCACCAAGCTCGGGCTGCCGGTCGGCCACTACGAGGTTGTGCATGGCATGGACAACCTGCGCGGCTACCTGAAGTCTAAGAAGAACGTCTGGGTGAAGATCTCCTACTTCCGCGGCATCCGGGAGACGTTCCAGGCGATCGACTACAAGATGGTCGAGCCGGTGCTGGACGACATGGAGCATGACCTGGGCGCGTTCAAAAACGTGATCGACTTCGTTGTCGAGGATGACCTGCCGGATCGGTTCGAGGTCGGCGTCGACTGCTACTGCATTGACGGCCAGTTCCCGACAAAGACCCTCACAGGCGTCGAGATCAAGGATGTGGGCTATGTCGGCATCTTCGCCGACTACGACAAGATCCCGGAGCCGGTCACGCGCTTCGACCGGGTTATCTCGCCTGTGATGCGGCGCTACGGTTACCGCGGGTTCTACTCAACGGAGGTCCGGATCGGCAAAGATCAGGTGCCGTACATGATCGACTTCTGCGCCCGGGCCGGCAGTCCTCCGAATGAGCTCTACCAGGAGTTCTACAAGAACATCTCTGAGATCATCTGGCAGGGAGCGCACGGCATCTGCGTTGACCCCGAGCCGGTCGCCAAGTACGGCGCCGAGGCGTTGATCCATTCCGCATGGGCCGACAAGAACTGGCAGCCCGTCGACTTCCCGGAGGAGTACCGGAAGTTCATCAAGCTGCGCAACCCGACCAGGATCGCCGGCCGCTACTACGCCATCCCGCAAGCCGTCGGGCTCCCTGAGATCGGCGCCGTCGTGGGGTTTGGAAACACGATGCAGGCCGCGATCGACATGGTGACCAAGATCGCGAAGGAGGTCCGCGGCTATTACATCGAGGTCAAGACCGAGTCCTTCGACCAGGCGCAGGAGGAGATCGAGAAGGCAGAGAAATTCGGGATCAAGATATTCTAACCATGCCCAACAAACCGACCATCGAAGTCCAGATCCTTGAGCAGAGGCATCTGCGCAACCAGCAATGCGGCAACTGGTTCCTTGATGCTTACGGGTGCCATCATTTCGAGGTGGCGCAATCCGGGAAGCACAGCTACCACGTTCTCGTTCTCGTGCATGAACTGATCGAGGAGGCTCTGTGCCGGGAGCGTGGAATCCGGGAGAGTGCCGTCGACAGATTCGACGATCATTACCGCGGCGACGGAGAGCCTGGCGACGATCCGAAGGCCCCGTACCGGCGCGAGCACAAGTTTGCGACCCGGATCGAGAAACTGATTTGCAAGGAACTCGGCATCGACTGGAAAACCTACGCCGGCGAGATCGACAAACTCTGCCCGCCAAGAAGGTAGCCATGGCGATCATCTGCCCCAACATTCATCATGCGGATTGGAAGAAGCTCGTCGACGCGGTCGGCGAGGCCAAGGCATTTCTGGCGTTCGACCGGGCGCAGGACATCCCCACGGTCGAGCAGGCGCAGCGGATGTTCGATGCCAGGCCATCCACGGAGACCGGGCGGCCAAAGGGCAACGAACCTGTTGAGGGGAAACCAGGGCACTTCTACCGGAGGGGACCGGAGACCGAGCGCATGGCCGACATTGAGGTTGCCCGGCAGACTTTCAAGCGGCGCGGGCAGAAGCCGGACATCGAGACTGCAGACGAGATCATCAACACCGTCGGCACGGAGCATGCCGCGCAACTGGTGCTGGATCCGAAGGACAACGGCGTCGATCAGGTCTTCCGTCAGGCGATCTACGTGCAGCTTCAAAAGAGGCTCAACGACCAGTACGATTCTGCGCAGGGGGTTGAGCGGGCGAAACTCCAACGGGAGATGCAGAGGCTTTCCACCAATCGCAATCCCGAGCTGACCGAGATGGGGCAGACGACCTCAATGAACCAGCAGTTCCTCGGCACGAAGGCCGGTGCCCGGGACGTGCTCACCCGCCAGACAAACACCAACCAGGACGCGCAGATGGGCGGGACGGGGGCGTATACCGACACGCTGAAGGAGGCGGGAGACGCGATGAAGTCGGTCGATGAGAAGGCGGTCGACGAGGCGACGAAGAATCTCAACCAGGCGTTGCGCAAGGTTCGGGTGGGTAAACCCCTTTGGCAGAAATACCGGGAGGATGCGGCGAACCGGATCTTTGACTGGATCGATAACCAGTCGAAGCCGCCGGCCGACAAAGCGCCTGTGCAGGAGTTCACGAGCCGGGTTGTGCAAACGATCAAGGACCGGATGAAGGAGCAGGGTATCGTTGGCGAGAAGCCTCCCGGAACCCCTCCGCCGTCCGCGTCTGACGTGCTTCGCGAGGCCATGGCGAACAAGGAGAAGTATGCCGACGTGGTGAAAACCATGCGGGATGACTTCGCGAAGAACGCCGCGCCGGAGGCTGTCGACGCGATCGACGAGGCGCTCGGAAATCTTGGCCTGCGCCCGTACAGCAAGCGGTTGCTCGACAAGGTTGGGCACGAGCTTCACGAGCAGATGGGCACGTCGGTTGTTGAGATCGCGAAGGAACACTGGACGAACGCGAACCGGATCAACCGGAGTCTGGCGGATGCCTTTGTCCACGACGGCGGGATGAGCATTGCGGACGCCGCGCAAGTCGCTGACGATCTGGAGAAAAGCATGACCGCCCTGACGAAGGACGCGAAGCAGAAGGCCCTAGAGCGGCTCAAGAACAGGGCGACCGCCACGGCGCCGGCGAGGAAGGCACTGACAGCGGTTCAGAAAGCCATCCGCCTTTCAAACTACGGGGCGATGGATCAGGCTGACATGCGCGACGTTGTGGCGAAGGAACTCAAACTGCCGCAGGTCACGCCAGAACAGATGAAGGAGGTTGGCCGGCTGGCCGGTGAGGTCGAGACCGCGCCCAACGAGATGATGAAGGCACGGGCGCAGATCGAGCTGGCGAAGACGTTGAGACTTGCCCGCGGCGTGTCACCGGTGGACTTCATGGTCTCGATGATGGCGGCGAAATGGCTGAGCGGGCCGGGCACCTGGGGTGTCGTGCTCACGGGCAACACCGTCAGCAATCTCATGTCTCTGGGGTCGCTACTGGGCACCAATCCGACGGCGGCGCCCATGGCGGTCCGGACGTGGCTCGAAACTTTCCCGAGGGCCTTGACGGACGCGAGGATGATCCTGAAGACAGGGGAGGGATTGCGCGACCTGACTGAGGACGCGCAGATCATTCCAAGCATCCTTGGGAAAGTTCGGGCAGCCCAGGTATTCCCAAAGTGGGTTCCGCTCAAGGGACTCATCGACCTGAACGCCGATATTTTCAAGCACGTCGGTCGCGTGATGCGTGCGGCCCACACCGCCTTTTTCCATTCCGCGCATGATGTTTACGAGGCCGTGATGGTGGACCGGTTGTTGCGTGCAGAATACCGCGGCCCGCAGTTGGCGAAGCAGGTCCGGGAAACCCTGGCAATGTCGCCATCGGACTTCACGGACGCGAAGGCACAGGCGGAATCCGAGGGCTGGAAGGACTTGGATTTGAGTGCGCGGGTTCATCAAATCCTTATGCAGAAGCGCGACCGGAATCTTGCGGCGCTCGGTCCCGCCGGCGCGGCGGTGGCGGAAGGAGCGACACGCTTTGCCCTCTCGGTTGCGATGATCAACAAGCCGGAGGGGATCGCGGGGATCATTAACTACCACCTCCAGAAGGCGGTCGGCGAAGCCAAGATTCAGGGAGTACCTGTTCTGAAGCCGTTCTTCATGTTTACGAACGTGATGACAAACCTGACAAACGTGGGCATGGATTGGTCTCCCATCGGGTTTGCATCGGCCGCCAGCGGGCGCACGCGGATTCCCGGCACTGGCAAATACCGGCAGTATTCATCCGAGGAACAGCATCGGAAGTTCTTCGCTGCGGTCGCAGGATCGATGATGCTCGGCGCTGTTGTCGCGGCGGCGCTGAATCAGGATGACGACCCCAAGAAACGCTGGTTCGACATCACAGGACCAGGACCACGGAGCCCGCATCTGCGTGACCAATTGCGCACTGCTGGCATCATGCCGTGGTCTATAAAGATCGGTGCCGGGAACAACTACCACTTCTTCGGGCACAGCCCGCTTGTCGTTCACCTCGGCATCGCGGGCATGCTGCTCGACGATCTTCGATACCGGAAGACAGACGATAGTGCGATTATGTCGAGGATCTCGGCAGCGATTGTGAACGCGCCGACATCGATCTTCAACCTTCCAACCCTATCCACGTTCAGCGGGTTGCTGGAGCATATCAAGACCGGGACCAATCCACAGGCGGCAGAGGCGTTCCTGGCCCGTGTCATTCTCGGCGCCGAGCCCTACACCCCGATTGGCAGCTCATTCCTCAGCTTCCTTGACCGGCTGACCGATCCGTCGCCTGTGCGTCTCCCCCCGGCCGGCGCGCCGGCTCTCTCACAGGTCCCGGGTGTCCGCCGTCTCGGGGAACCAAAATTCGAGCGCCTTGGCGAGGAAGCTCAATCCAGCCCTCTCGACCGGTTCACTAAGACCATGACGAACGATCCGCTGCGCCTGCTGCTGATTAAGAACAAGGTGGCGGTCGGGGATCCGCACGAGCGCACGAAGATCTACACCGACGCCGAGCCGGGCGGCCGGGAGATGACCCCGCACGAGCGCAACGAGTACAACCGGATCAGCGGGCAGGCTATTCACACCAAGCTGACAGGCGAGATCGATTCACTGCGCGGCATGACGCCGGAGGAGTTCGCGAAGGAAGTGGAGGCCGTCACCGCCGAAGAGTCCCAGAACGCCGTTGATGTCATCCAGGCGATCGCCCGGCATCAGCCGAAAGCGAAACGGTCCTTCTTCAACCCGTTTAACCCGTAACTTGCATTTTCACTGAAACCCTTTCACACCTCCGACGATGCCAATGTTCTCCAATTTGGTAATGACGCAGGACCAGGAGAATGAACTTCTGACCTACCTGGAGCAGCGAAAGACTTCGCTCGTCCAGGACAACAATGAGCGGATCCTGCGGGACCGCCGGGCATGGAAGGAATCCGAGCCGGTCGAGAACAACATCAAGGACCGGGAGGCGACGGCCAAGTCGATCTTCAATCTGTCGAATGTCTTCCTGCCCATCATCCCGATGGTGGTGCAGTATTTCGTCAGCAAGACAGAGGACGAGACGACGGCTGAGTCCCCCTATTTCCACTTTGAACCGGTCGGCGCCGCAACCGTGGAGCTGGCGACCCAATACAACGCCTACTACAACTGGAAGCTGGACGTGAAGGGAAAGGTCCGCCGCAACCTGCAAGACGCGCAAATGGCGATTTTCGTTCAGCGGGCCTGCATACTCAAGTCGGTGATGGCGAACGACACGAAGGTCTGGGTGGATCGGAAAAGCCAGATTTTGCACGACAAGGGGACGAATGAACCGGTGATGATCTCAGGCAAGCCGATCATCGAAAACGAGGATGCCCTGACTGAGATACAGGATCCCGCCGGCGAACCGCGGCCCGACGGAAGTTTCCCGACCCGCCTGCACCTGGACCGCGACAAGACCTTTGTGGTGGATCCGGCGAAGCATGAGTTCCGGCCGACGAAAGACGGCCTGCGCCGTCGCGATGTCATCTACCGCGGCCCACGCTCCGAGTTGATCGACTATGACCGCATCCTGGCGCCGAGCGATGCCCGCTCGTTTGACGAGGCGGATTGCGTCATGGAGCTTCAGGACCGGGATTTCTTCTGGTTCAAGAAGACATGGCTCGACCGTGAATGGCTCAAATGGGAGGCCTTGGCCGCGGAATACAGCCAGGGGGACGCGGCGGCGAAGACAGAGGGCGACCGCAAGGAAATGTCGAACGAGGCGCTCAGCTTCGACAACAAGAACCCGAAGCGCAAGGTGATCGAGTGCTGGCTCCGTCGCGATATTCTTGGGTGGGGTGAACCGCAGGAGATCGTTGTCTATTACGAAGAGGAGAAGAGGCGGCTGGTCTGGTACGAGTTCCAATCGAACGTCTGCTACGACGGCAACCGGCCGTACACCACGATCGCAGTCGCGAAGGGCAAGCAGCGGTGGTGGGGCTATTCGATTCCCGAGCTGGTTCACGACATTCAGCAGTCGATTGACCGGTTATGGAACGGGCAGTTTTATCGGCAGCTGCAGGTTGCCAATCCCCCGAAGGGCGGCGACCCGCAGGCCGTCGAGGAGGAGCCGGAGAACATCGAGTTTGACCCAACGATGTTCTATCGCACGCGGGCCGGCAAGACGATCAACGACCTGATCCAGTACGCGAAGATCCCGGACACGGATGAGCGCACGCAAAAGCTGCTCGAATACCTCCTGTATCTCGTACAGCTCTGGCTCGGAATCTCGAACATCGGCCAGGGGGATTACTCGCAGCAGCCGGATAGCAACACGGCGGAAGGCGTCCGGGCGACCTTGCACGAGTCTTCCAAGCTGACCCGCCGATGGATCCGCCGGGTGATCACAGCCATGGAGGAGCATCTTTTGAAGCTCGTCCAGCTGGCGATGGCGACCGTCGAGCCCGGGTCGGAGGAGGAATACCAGTTCACGGCGAACAACCTCCGGCTCATCGCCAAGATGACGGCGGACCAGATCCGGAACGTCGAGATCAACGTCGAACTCGTCCTGAGCCAGCAATACAGCGCGGAACGGGCCGCGGCGATCAAACAGGCCCTTGAGGTCCAGGATAAATACATGGAGACCCCCCCGCAGCTGATGCCAATGCGCCGTGCTCTCTGTGTCGAATTGCTTGAGGAGTTGGGGTTCAAGAACACCGACGAACTGCTCCCCCTACCACAATTACCAGAGCTGCCGCCCGATCCCATGGGTGCGCCCGGTCAGCCGCCGGCACCAGGGGTCCCTCCCGTGCCAGGTGAACCTCCGCCAGCCGCCGGGCCGGTCACCGCCGCGCCATGAAGCAGGAACTCACAGGGCAGGAAGCCGACACGCTGCTTTCCAAATGCGGGGAGCTCGCCGACCAGCCGGCATGGAAGGCTGTTTGCGAACGGCACGCGGAGGAAATGCGCAAGATCGAGGCGTTGATCCTCAACGGGAATACGCCGGATGAAGAGGCGAACGCGCTGCGCCGTTCCCGCGCCGTCTACATGGAACTCTCCCCAGAGAAACTGCTAGCGATGAACAGAACCCGTTTCCAGCACATGATCGACAAGTCAGGTATCAGGAACAAACAAGGATAACAGCCATGACAGATTCACCTTGGAGCACATTCAAACTCACGACCGATGCGTCGGATGGGGGCAAATTCACCTCCTTTGGGGACAAGCCGGCCACCAGCATGCAGATCGTGAACGCACCGCAGGCGCTCGACGTCCGCCGTGTCGGCGCCACCGATTACCTCACGATCGCGACGGGGGCGTCCATCCCGTTCGATTGCATCGGGAACACAAACGAGGTCGAGGTCCGACCTGCCGACCATCTCAGCGTCTCCGTCAGTGTCAGGGGTTTCTGGCAGAACGGAAACTTCCTTCAGCAGGTATAGGCAACCCGGCAATGACCCATGAGACCAGTCTGGCCCGCAAACCCGATCTCGGGGATCTCGTCCGCCAACAGCGGGGGAGACGGCTCGATTGTTCTCACGAGTCCGCTCTCTCGCGTGACTCTGACGATAACGGGGGTGGCCGGCACGCGAAACATCATCCTCTCGACGGCGGGCATCGGCACCGACTGGAGGCTGACCGTCCTTCTGCTTCTGCCAACAACGCCCGACATCAACATCGTCTTCCGCAACGGCAGTGCCGGCGGCGCGATCATCACGTCCGTTCTCACCGATGGCTCCGGCAACTCCGCGGCGATCGAGTTCTATTCTGAGAACGGGACATGGCACTACCTTCGGGCGCAGATCCCGGCCTGACATGAAACGGGCATTCAAGATCATCCACACGGAAACCGACGCGCATCGGCTGATCGGTGAGACTATCGACCCTCGGAACAACCGGTTGGCCGCAAGCGATTTCACGGACATTCTGCACGTCTCGAAGGCGTGTGGCGCGTGGATCGAATCCGTGGTGCTCGCCGGTGGCGGGAAAAACACCGGTTACGGGCTGAACTTTGATGCCGATACCAACGCCTGCCACGCCCACAACATTCACGTCGAGTCTGGTCGGAAGGGCGCGATCCGGATTCAAGGATCAAGGGTGACCCTCATCGGCATCACCATCACCCGGCCAGGGAAGAAGTATGACATCGTGATTGGGAATCGCGGCGGAGCCCGTGTGAGGGAGACCACGCTGGCAAATGTCTGTCGAAGCGATGGGCGGCCGGTTCGTATCCTGCTTGGGAATGCCGACAAGCCAAAGATTCAGAACTCCCACGTTGAGCATTTATTCTGGGAAAGTATCTGGTTGAAAACCATACTCCTATTCCGATGAGACTCATTCGACTGATAGCCTTTCTTCTTTGCTCTGTTGCGGCGAACGCGCAGACCGCGATCCCGACGAATATCCAGAAGTCCGGCGGGGTGCTGACGGCGCCATTCATGGTTAATGACGACAAGCCGATCACTTTTCAGGACGTCGTTTTGAGCAATTACACGCCGGCATCTACGGGTGGAAAGCTCTACCAGATTGGCGGGGCGCTCTACTGGAATGGGATTGCTGTCGGCAGCGGAGTAGGGTCGGTCACGAGTGTTGCCACCGGCACGGGCCTCACAGGCGGACCGATTACCACATCGGGAACGATCTCTGTCGGTGGCATGCTTTTGAAGCTGGCGAACTTGGCGGACGCGGCTGGGTGCCTTCAGGATACGGCGACCGGTGCATGGTCTATTGGATGGCCCACTTATTCACAAGTCGGAGCGGCTCCGGCCTCAACTGTTTCATTTCCTGGATTTGGTACAAGCGGTTCAACAGCCTGTGTTGGCAACGATGCACGCCTGTCAGACTCGCGGGTGGCCTCAGACGTATACGCCTGGGCCAAAGCTGCCACGAAGCCTAGCTACACCTACTCAGACGTTGGTGCCGACGTGGCCGGTGCGGCAGCAGCGATCACACTTTCAGGTCTTGGTGGTGTTCCATCGTCACGCAAGATAACGAGTGTCATTGATCTATCATCTGACCGCAATCTGACCTACAGTGACGTGGGGGCAGATGCTTCCGGTGCGGCTGCGGCTCGTCAGGCTGCGTTCACGATCCTAACGACCCTTGGGAACCTTTCGACCGTCACAACGGGATGGTTGCACAATAATGCCGGGACACTGGCGTACTCAACGCCGACGTATTCTGATGTCGGGGCAGACGTGGCTGGTGCTGCTGCTGCGGTGACTCCAACGACCCTTGGGCTGGTCATCGGGACCAACGTGCAAGCGTACAACGCGAAGCTGGCGGGTCTGTCCGCTCTGGCAGACGCGGCTGGCTGGTATCACAGCACGGGAGGAGGGGTCTATGCGTGGAGCACGCCATCGAAGACCGACGTGGGTCTAAGCGCCGTCGAGAATACTGCTCTTTCGACGTGGGTGGGAACGTCGAACATCACCACTTTGGGGACGATAGTAACTGGAGTATGGCACGGAACAGCGATAGGTGACACCTATATTTCCAGCGCAACCACATGGAGCGGGAAGCAGGCGGCGTATGCCAACTTAACAAGCATGGGGTCACTGGCAAATGCGTCTGGGTGGCTTCACAATGACGGGGCTGGGGTGCTTGCGTACTCCACTCCTACGGCGGCGAATGTGGGAGCTCTGGCAACAGTGACGGCAGATGCACCTCTTAGCGGTTCGGGCACAAGCGGCAGCCACCTCGTGATCGCAGCTTGCGCTTCGGGCACAGCCGGCACGGCTCCGGCGAGCGGCACACCTGCGGCACGCAACTTCCTTGCGGCGACGATCACGACGGGGGCGGTCGCGTGGGGCACCATTGCGGCAGCGGACGTGCCGACGTTGAACCAAGACACGACAGGAACGGCCACGAAGGCCACGAACATCGCGGGTGGTCTCGGTGGTCAGATCCCATACCAGACAGCAGTGAACGCAACGGGGTTGCTCGCAAACGGCAACGCGGGGCAGATCCTTGTTAGTGGTGGAACTACGGCTGCCCCGGTCTGGAGCGTTCCGACATTTCCAACGGCGGCGTCGGCGACTGCCCGCAAGATCATTGTCAGCGATGGCACCAACTGGATTGCCTCGACCGAACTTCACCCAGTCCCCGGAGCGTCTGGGCACCTGCTGGTCTCGGACGGCACCAACTGGACATCCGTAGTCCCACCGACATGGAACCAGGACACGACGGGGAAAGCCGCGAAGTGGGCGGCTGCGGTCAATCTCGCGGGAAACAGTGTAGACGGATCGGCTGCGGTCGCGTTCGCAAACAAGTTTGTGGTACAGGGCACGGCAGACGCTGGCCTGAGCGGACCGCAGTTCCTTGGCGCCCTCGGCACAGGAGCGGTGAAGAACACCACGACAACCGGCGTGCTTTCAATCTGCTCGGCGCAAGCCGACTATCCCGGCCTGATTTCTACGTCGAAGCCCACTTTCGCCGCGCTCTATTGTAGCGATTTCCAATCCGGCTTCGGCGCCAGCAATACGGCCAACAAGGCTTTTATCGAGCTTTACGGCGGCAGCAGCGGGATGCTTCAAATTGCCTCTTCGACGGCAACCGGATCAATCAGTTTTGGCACAAACAACGCCTCCGCGAACTTCGCTTATTCGGCTCGAACTGCTGCAAGCGGAATATGGCGTTTCACGGTCACGTCTTTTTCGCCGAACATTGCGATACCGGGAACGACGTTCACCGTGGACGCGACGAGTGCAACTTACACCGTCGTCCGCTCTGACGGGAATTTCCTCTACGTCTCAACGGACAACACCGGGGAGGCGGCAACAGGCCAACTCGACGCGGTTGCGTACTCGTTGCAGGCGCTCGTCCTGAGCAGCGCACAGGCGGCAACCTTCGCAGGATCAGTCACGAGCACATCCTCGACCGGGGGAATCGGATACGCGACTGGGGCCGGGGCAACGGTGACGCAGATCACCACGCGTGCAACCGGGGTCACGATCAACACGCCATGCGGCAAGATCCAGACCGACACCACGAGCCTTGCTGCACTCGCAGCCGCCACATTCACCGTCACGGATTCTGCCGTTGCAATCGGCGACGTGGTGGTGGTCTGCAAGCGCAGCGGGGCAACGAACGTCAAAACCATCGTGGAGGTCACGACCGTGGCCGCCGGCTCGTTCAATATCACGGTCTACAACGCCGACGCAGTGACAGCCGAGACCGGGGCAATCGTCATCAACTTCGCGGTCATCAAAGCCGTGACTTCCTGATTATGAAAAGACTCACCAACCTGATCCGCCGGGAGTTAGCTCGGATTCGCCGGATCTCCGCGGACATCCGCGCCAAAGTTCCATCGCCATTCTTCCCATGAACAAAAACCAAGTTGCAGCCATCGCGCTCGAAATCGGCCAAATCGCCACCGGCATTTCCGCCGCGATAACCGCCATCCCCGCCATCCAGGCAGCCACCTGGGTACCCATCACCCTCGGCATCTGCTCCATTGTGGCCACGGTCGCAAAGCAGATCTACGGCAACACGCCGCAGAACGTGCCCGGCTCGACCGCAGCGGACATCGCTGCGGGTGCCGCCGCTCCGCCCACGGTTCCGATTGCTCCGCCACCGCCCGTCGCGCCCGTGGTAGTTCACCCCATTCCTACGCCGCCCCCAGCGCCGTAGAATTCTTTCAATGAACACCTCAAGTTGCGATTGTCATCAGGTAGCAACTACCGCTGACGTGAAACAGCCGGGTGACTTCTGTTTTTCTGAGTGTGATGGTATGCTCAGAATTATCATGTGGCTACCGGGAGAGATCCCAGACGACCTCGGATTCCGGATTATCCCGATTCGGCGCAACGGAGTCGCGGAGACCCATCCATCGTGGGAGTGGGATGGTAACAAGGACAAGCCCACCCTGAAACCAAGTATTCTGGCTCGCGGAATGAATAACGAAGAAATCTGGCACGGTCACATGACCGCTGGCCGACTCGTAAGTTGCTAACCAATTACCGATGAAAACGAAACTCAGATTCCTCATACTCGCGGTCGCGCTTTGCGTGGCCGCTCCGGTCGCCATCCTTGAGACCGGCTGTCCAGCCACCACAACGCAGGTCACGCTTGCCCCCGGCGGATCTTACACTGACCCTGTGCTCTTCCAGATTGACCAAGCCACGGTCATCGCCGATTCGAGCCTGACCGCCTTCGTGTCATGGCAGAAGGCCAACGCGACGTTTCTGGCACAGTGGCCGGAAGTTGCCACCCTCGCCGCCACCATTCAGGCCAAACAGGATGGCTGGATGCGGGACGTGACCGCAGCCCGAGACGCTTACATTGTCGCCTCCAAGGCATACAAATCTGCCGTCGCCGCAGCTTCAGCCGTATCCGGGCCTCTTCCCAGTGGAGGGGGTGTCACAGTATCCATAGGACCAGACAACACTCCGGTCCTCTCCGCTCGCGCCAAGTTTGACGGCGCCCTCGCCGTCGTCACCGCCGTCCTCACCCAAGCCGCAGCCTTCCAATCCGCCCATGTCAAATAACACTGGAATCCAGATCACCGCATCGGAAGTCACCACCATCGCCGAGGTGCTCGGCGCCGCAGCGTCGGCGTTCATTCCCGGAGCCGCAGCCGTTGTCCCGGCAGCCGAGGGGATCGTCAGCATCTTCGAGAACACCCTGCTCCCGCTCGTCGGAATGCTTGAGGGCGGTCAGGCCAGCATCGTCACGCAGGCTTCCGTTGCCTCTGGTGAGGCGTTGATTCGTCTGCGCATTGGTGCCCCGGCAGATCCTTCTACGCCTCCGAAACCCTGAACCAAAACTGCAATGTCACTCATCTCCCTAGTCGTCACCCTCATCGTGGTCGGCGTGCTGCTCTGGCTCGTGAACACGTACATCCCGATGGCCCCGCCGATCAAACAGATCCTCAACGTCGTTGTCATCATCGCCGTGGTCCTGTGGCTGCTGTACGCATTCGGCCTACTCGGCAACGGCAACGTCGGCGACATCAAGGTGCCTCGGGTCCACTAGCCGCTAATGACCGCCCACAGCGACGAACCTATTGACGGTGGCCCCGGAATATCCATCCGGGACCACTTCACGCTTTGGATTCAGCGGGTGGAGCAGTCGTTCTCCGACCGGCTTGAGACGGTCGAGCGGGTGAACAACGAGCGGGATCTGCGATACAGCGAACGTTTCGCCGCGGCCAAGGCCCTTGTGGACCAGGCAAATTCTGCATCAGAAAAAGCGATTCTCAAAGCCGAGACGGCTCAGAAGGTTTATGACGCCGGTCACAATGGTCTGCTGACAAAGATGGACGCGCAACAGCAGGCGACGATGCCGCGTGGCGAGACAGAGGCAAAGATCGCAGCCGTGGAGGCCCGGTGTGGTGAGTTGAGCAAGGAGCTTGAAGACCTGCGTAAGTCCCGCGACCAGAACGAAGGCAGCAGCGTGAAGAAGACGGAAGAACGAGGCAAGAACGAGTTCAACCTGACCACATTCATTTCCCTCGCAGCGCTCGCCCTCGCAATCTTTTTGGTTCTGCGCAAATAGACTACCATGATCGAAGATTCCACCCCCACGCCTCCCTGCGGATTTCCGCAGACTCCAGACCTCGATGGAATCGACATTCCTCCGAATCTCCAGCGGTTCCTTGAGAACCTGCCGTGCAGCATACACTCCAAGCGGCTTGGTGCGATGGAGGGGATGCTGCAGCGCATCGAGATCAGCGGCGAGAAGACGCTGCGTGCAATCGTCGGTGAACCGGATTTGAAGCGCCCTGGCCTCATCGACATCGCCGAGAGCAACCGGGGCCGCATCGAGAAGCTGGAGAATGATCGCGCAACGGTACGAAATGAAGCGAAGGGCGGCCTCAAGACGATCACCACTTTCGGAGGTTTCCTTGCGTGGGCCGTCGTGGTAATCGGCGGCGTCCTTGGGGCGCTCGCCTACCTCAAGAGCAGCACGGGCAAGCCGTAGCCCCCGTAATAGGGTCTTCACCCCATGGTCGGCGGCGATGGTTATTGAAACAAACCTTTGACTTTTCCCAATTCGAGCGTTTTGCCAAACTCCATGAGTGAAGAGGTTTCCAGTGCGCCGCAGGCTCCGGCCGCGACTCCACCGACTGCGGCTGACGTGGCAAAGGCCGCTGATACAATGTCGAGCATCGACCTCGACGCATTGCTTGGAGAAAGCCCCGGGCATGCCGTTCATGCGGCGCCAGCCGCGCCACCGCCGGCAGTTCCAGCATCAATCGCAGAGCCACCCGCGCCCCCCGAGCCGCCGGCAGAACCAGGGGACGAGGATTTTCCCAAGAATATCCGGGTGCATGTTGACCCAACGACACCCGAGGGCCGCAAGGACGCGGCGTTCTATCTTCTCTCCAAGGAGATCGGTCCAAATGCGGCGCACGCTCGAATCTACGGCGCCGAGGCCGCGAAGCCCGCGCCAGTGGCCGCCCCGCCGGCGCCCGAGCCCGCGGCCGAGATCGACACCAAGATCACCGCGGCCCAGACGGAACTCACGACTATCCGGGCGAAGATCGACAAGGCGATCGATGAGGGCGACACGAAGGCCCAGGCGGACGCATTGATCGAGTTCCAGCGTCAGGAGCGCAAGATCGAGCGGCTGTCAGATGAGAAAGCCGCCGTCGCGCACGATGCGGACACGCAGGAGAACAACATTTTTCGGCAGAAAGCAGGCGAGGCATCCAGACAGGCTATAGCGGAGTTCCCGCAGTTCGCCGGGCCATTGAAGGCCGGTGAGGTGAAATCCGCCGAACGGAAGGGCCTTGAGGACTTCATTGTCAGCAAGCGCGAGGATCCGGACTATGAGTCCGTGTTCCTCAGCCCACGCTGGCCTTTGATTCTCGCACGCGATTACGCTAGCGCAAGGGGCTTGAGGCCAGCTGCAGGCGCCACGCCGCCGCCGACCGCACCCAATGCGAGAGTGACACGGGCTCCCGCCGCTGAGGTTCTCACCTCGGCTCCAGGTTCCGCCGCGTTCACAGCGACCCGCGAAAGCCTTTTGAAGGCGGTGGATGATCCAAAGATTTCAGTGGCAGCACTGGACGCTTTGCTGGGAATCCCAACCCCAAGAAGGGCGTAGCGGGTTACACCTGCAACTCTCATCCTTCTAAAAAATGTCAGACCCAATTCTTCCGAATGCCACGCTGTATTCGGATGTTGTCAGTGCAAACAGTGACCTGAAGGGGATCATCTGGGCGAAGAAAGTCATCAAGTCGACCCGGGAGCGGTTCATCTTCAAGCATTTCGTTGGCGGGGAAAGCTCCGCCATGCCCATCGTCAAGAAACAGGACCTCGCGGTTGGCGCCGCCCAGATGGTCAAGTTCATCACGGTTGCCCAGCTCCGCGGCAAGGGAACCCTGGGTGAGAACACCCTCGAAACGGCGACGGAGAAGGTGCTCAACGGCTCGTTCTCGGTCAACGTGGACTACATCGCGCATGCCGTCTCATGGACCCAGTCGTTTGCGAAGATCGGCCCGGCCGGTCGGAACATCGACCAGTGGTCAAGCGATGCGCTCGGTGATTGGTGGAGCCGCCGTCAGGATGACGACTTCCAGATCAAGCTGCGCGAGGCCGCCCGGCTCACCTATCCGGGCACCAACCAATATCGGATCGGAGGCCGGACGACCGAGGCGGCAATACTCTCGACCGATACGCTCACGCCGTCGGAGATCGAGGCGACCAAGGGCATGCTGATCGGCATGGGCGCGACCCCCATGGGCATGGAAACCGACGTCAACGGCGTCGACATCCCGAAGTACATCTACTTCGCTCCCGACCAGTTCATGCGCCGGCTGCGCTCGAACTCCGCCTACCTGACGTCGCTGCAATACGCCGGCCTGCGCGGCGCGGGCAACGAGTTGTTCACCGGCAAGTATCCCCTCTGGGATAACAACGTGATGTTCGTGCACAATGTCATCTCTGACGATGCGGACGGCCGCCAGGGCAGCCCGCTGTACCCAATGGCGTACCTCGGCACCGCGCTCACGAGCGGATGCGTGACGACCATCGTTGGCGGCGGTCATCTCCCGGCTGCGATCGTTTCCGGGGCCGGCGACTACTTCGGGTACTTCCGTGGCTACTCATGGAAGATCTACGACGGCGAGAGCCTTCCGGCTGACTCGACGACGTACTACGCGATGATCTACAACCACACCACCGATCAGAAGTACGAGATCTTCTCGTACACCGCCACCTGTGTCGCCGCGGCCGGCTACCAGATGACGGGCGTGGTCCGTGGCACCAACGGCAACTTCGCCGGCAACGCCGCGGCAGACAACGTGGCCGCTGGGAGCCGGTTCAGCAACCAGCATCCGCGCGGCGCGATCATCGTTCCCTGCACCATCAATGGCGTTGTCCTCAACTGGGCACTGCACATGGGTGCCGAGGCGTTGTTCCACGCTGTCGGTTCGACGGAGGTTGAGCGCCTGGTCAAGACGGGCGGCTTCGCGAACGACAAGGGCGAGCAGCGCGTGGTTGGCTACGGAATCCAGGGTATCCGCGGCATGGAGCCCTTCGTTGACGCGCGGGCGTTCCCGAAGAACTACCTGCTCATCGCGGGCGCTGGAAAGTATCCCGGCGTCAATCCGGTCGCCTACACCGGGTAGACCGGTTTCCGTTTGATTCACAGCGGCCCCGTCCTGCCATCAGGGCGGGGCGCGCTTTCCCTCTTATGAGTCGAATCCTACTCAAGGTCACAAACGAATCCTCCGCGGATCTCGGGCACCTGGACGTCACCGGTGCATCTGGACTCTGCTACAAATTCACATGGGACAAACTCGTTGGAGCGTTTGTCTACCTGCCCCAAAGCAACGACGAGATCTCGGACATCTTTGATATGCTCCGGCTCCCGCAATTCCCCTACCGTTTCCTCCCGGTGTTGATCGAGGGCAACGTGAAGTCGGCAACGCCGATCTTCTCGCCCCCGCCACTCGTCAAGAAAGAACTCTACGAGAAGAACGACATGGAGGAGCTTGTTGCGCTGTGCGCTGATTGCGGCTTCGCGCCTGACGATTCAGGCAGCCGTCGAGCCGTCCTGGCGCAGCTCAACGCCTATTTTCTCGGCCGGGTGCATCACCTGGCCGCACAGGAACAAACACCGCCGGCGCAACCCCAACGGCCCAAGAAGCCAGCCAGGGCGGCGAGCAGCCAACCCTCTACCTTCGCTGAATAGACCATGGCCGCCGGCGACTTCGCTGATCTTCAACTGAGCCTCGCGCGCCTCTCCGGGCATGCGAGCGTGACTGTCATGCCGCCGGGCGATCTCGCGCTAGCCCAGCAGTGCATCAACGAGGCATACACCGAGGTCTTCATCCCACAGGAAACCACAGCCCGGCCCCGATTCGCCCGGAAGACCCTCGGCTTTCAGTTCTCGGCACCCGTCACGGTCACGCTTGGCCTGACCCTCGGCAGCACGGCCATCACCGGCTTCACCTTCCCCGCCGGCACAGAGGGAAGCAAGCTGCAGCTGGGCGACAAATTCTTTGGCTATGCCGGCCAGGATTCGGGCAACGTCTATCGGCTGATCGAGCCATGGGACCAGCCGACCGGTTCCTACACCGGCACGTTCTTTCATTCGAGTTACACCTTCGACGCTTCGATCATCGAGCTGCTGGAGGCCCCGGAAGTGCTCGGCTGGGGTCCGCTGTCGCCGATGAGCGGCCGCGAGACCGACATCCTATACCGGTCGAACTACTTCGACGGCTTCCGTCCGCTGCCGGGCTACGGCTACCAGCGGGCTACTTCGATGGTATTCGGAGGGCAGACCTACGATTCCGGGCAACCGATGTTCTATTTCATCAACGGCGAGACCTACCTCGACACCGCCGCCATGGTTCTGCGCATGGAGGTCCGCCCGCTTCCCGGCATGGTTGTGACCGGGAACGTGTCGGTCTTCATGGCGCCGCCGGTCCTGAGTGCCGACAGCGACAAGCCCCGGCTGCCGGCCGACCTCGTCAATCGCGTTCTGCTTCCGATCATCCGCGGGAGGTGGGCGATGACCTACAAGAAATACTCCGGCGAGAACATCAAGGAACTTGCGATGATGGCGGAGTCGGCCAAGGCGCAGTTGCGCAGCCTGAGCAACAACCAGCGCCGGCGGCCGATCACCTGCATGACCTCGCACACATGAACCCATGCGCACGCTCACCGTCTATACCGATCCGATCAAGCCTGGCGTGTGCGAACTGCCGCCGTTCATCCTTGGTGACGATACCGACTGGACGCTGAAGTTCTACGACGGAACGTCATTCTGGATCCCTACTTCCGTCTCGATGAGGGTGGGCTACGTCAACGGGCTTGTCCCTGGCACGTACACGAACGCCTTCAAGTGGGTCGACCGGATGAACAACCAGCATGTCGCGAGCTTCGCGATTTCCTCCGGCTGCGCGCCGGGGTCCCTGACGTGGGACGAGAATCCACTGAACGTGATGGGTGGCAATGGCGCATGGCTCCTTCGCGGGCGCACCCCGCCAAGCAGTTCGTTGCGGAAACTGTACCTCACTGAGAAGGGATCGGGTTATAGCGCGGGATGCTTTGTCGGAATCTCTTTCTTTGGCGGGTTGGGCAGCCTGACGACATACGACACTCAGAAGCCAACAAGCGTCGCATACATCGCCATTGGAAACCAGGGGCAGGATTACACCTATGCAGCGGCATCTATCTCCGGCGGCGGGGGTGGAGGGGCGGGAGCCACGGTTACAGTCGCGGCTGGAAAGGTCGTTATCATAGCCCTGACAGACGGCGGGCAGGGCTACACGGAACCTCCAAGCGTGACGATCATCGGTGACGGCGATGGCGCCACTGCTTCTGCGATCCTTGCTGGACAAACAGATACGATCCTAAATACCGTCCTGCCTGCCTCCGGATCGGCGCTAGCAGCCAGTGATGGCACCCTGGCGTCAATCACTTTGATAAACACCGGGGCCGGCTACACCAGCCTTCCGACCGTCACGATTGCCGGCAATCATGGAGGCCAGGCGGAAGCGTCCGGGATCGAGACGCATGGCGTTCCATTCATCCGTGATCCTTCTTCGATCTTGGTTCAGACCGCCGTGGCGGCCGTGCCCTGGTGGCGTGGGCGTCAGACGCTCAACAGCGTCAATGTCTACGATGACTCCCTTCTGATCATCCGGCCGTCTCTCGTGGCAACCGCCGCGCTCTCGCAGGCCGGCGTGAATCCGTGGTCCGGGACGTTCAATCCCGTCGCCGATTTCGTCAATGCCGTCCTCACCTTCCGCCGGGCCTGCGTGATGGACCTTCAGATCTTCGGATCGGGCCGCCTGCTCTATCAGGGTGGGTTTGCTGTGCTGGGGGCCATACCGACCTACTGAGATGCCAACGCCGCTACAGGAGATTGGGAGCCCAAGGGTCGGCGAAGGCATCGCGCTCGGGATCCAAAGCAACGGCACAAACTGCCGGGTCATCACGCGGCGCTTCCGGATGCGCATTGAGGATCAGGCGTCCTACCTCGTTGCGCTGATCAATCCCACCCTTTACGATTCCGTTTTCACGTCGGCAGTCATCGTTGGGCAGGAGATCCGGGCCAAAGCGGAGGATCATGCTGACTGTGAACTCGTGCGCGTCTTCGCCGAGGTGCCCACGCCATACGACGAATACATCGAGCGCGCGGTCACCTTCCCGGGGGTCTCGCCGAGCAAGCTCTACACGCCGGCGGATTTCCGGTTTCGAGACACCCAGGTATCCCGGTGGGCCTCCGGCCGCCTAGCCCGCGCCTACTTCCTGTCCAACCCGAGGGACATACCGGTCTACCCGGAATTTCATCCGACTGACCAGCAGGGGGTTGAAGTCACCACGATCGATGACAACACGATTCCGAGCGCCGACGAATACATTGCCCTTGTCCAGGGCAAGGGCGAGATCATCAAGGAATCGGTGGTGAAGCAGTGGAAGGGTGACATCTGGGTCCGCGAAACCCTCTACATCAATCCCCAATGAGCGAGATCGATGATCTAAGGCGGGAGGTCGAGGGGTTGAAGGCTATCCTCGGGAGATTCGAGGAATCGTTCCGGCGGATGGAACTAGCCGGCGGCGGCACAGGGGGGCAAGTCGATCGCACGCAAAGCAACGTCCTAATTGATCCCGGCGACGGCATCCGGGCATTTCTCAGTTCACCCCAAGGGACGGCGATGGTGCTGGACATGATCGCCAACGGCGCAGCGACAACGGGATCGTCTGGAATCCTCGATGCGGTGCCTGGCCGGCCAGGGGCTCCCGGAAGGCCTGGCGCGAAGGGAGACCCAGGGCCGACGAACGATTGGATCAATATATGGGGAAGCGTTGATCTCCAGGCGTGCGTCGACGGCCAGTTGCACACCTACCGGGTCATCGGGACATCACTCGATTGAAATGTCCACACCAGTTCTTGTTCAGGCGGCTCCGGGCGGCGGCTGTTGCGATTGCGCAACACAGGTCGGTTGCGACTGTGGGCTCGTCTGCCGGCTATTCTATCAGGTAAAGGCCGGGTCGGCGACGCTCTGCGGTTTCTCGGAGAACACGGGTTACAAGAGCAGTCCGCCAAAGAAGTACCTGAACGATGCAAAATCCGGCACGGTCTACAAAGGCACTTGGCCGGTCGCCGGATGTCCGTCGTCCCCGCCGGATGGGCAGGTCTATACCTGGACGACGAGCGAGACGAACCTTAATATGTGTGATGCCTATGGGTGCTTGACGGCATCCCTTGCGCAGACAGTTTCGATGAAGATGTCTGGCGGCTCGAAGTGCATTCGCGTGCAGGCCACAATCGTCGTTGCGCTCACAACTGGCCACGATCCTTCTGCTGTTTCTTGGAGCGTGAATCTCGTCAAAGCCGATGGCACGACCGAAGTAAACGTGATCAATAAGGCTCCAGGCGCCGCAGGAACTTTCAATTATGATTCCGGCTGGATCACGGGTTTCCCCACAAATTGGGTTGGCGCCCTTTACAGGTTCTATTGCGGCGATGGGTTCTTCAGCCACAACTCGAATC